ATGGGCAACAGCAAGAATGCTTCCGGCTGCCAATTTCCGTCTGGCACCGCGCAGGCCGACGCCGGCAACGGCATCCTCGCGCAGATCCGCGGTGACATCATTTCAGACGTTAAGCGCCTTCTCCCGCCGCCCACGACTGAAGGACAGCGGCAGGAAGTCCTGATGGAAGTGGACGGCATCGGTCCGGTCCGTTTCTATGCCCAGGTCAACAAGGTTCGGCACCACAAGCACTCGCATCTGTATTGGGCCGCCTATCGGGCCGAGCCCGTCGAAGCCTCGTGATAGAAAAATCTGCGCGAACGAGCGGATTCTGACCAAAAAGCTAGCTGTCAGACAGAAATCTGTGCGAGCGCAAAGATTTCGAGAGCCCACTACAAGCACCAATCATGACGCCCACCACCATCTTTCTTGAGGCCCACTACTTCGGCGATGACAGCGAAGAGTTGAGGCTACCCTGCGAGGCAGTTGCAGCGGCGGCCGGCTACCTGGTCGTCGCCGGAATGGAGGCGCGCCACCTGCGTGCGCTCAAATGGCGACCAGACTACTTGTCGTATTGGTACGATGGCCAGCTGCTACGCCTCGCTGTCGGGCCGTGGGTGGCCCTGGACGAGAAAACGGTCCGCTTCACGCTCCGGCAGCCATAGGCACGTCAGTTACCATGACGGACTCTGCCCCGCATCCCGGAGACCGAGATGGGCACGAACTACGCCCCCAGTGCAGCGCCAGGTCCTGCGGGACATTTTCGGCATCGAGCCGCCCAGCGGCCGGATGAAAGGCCGGACTATGCAGCACCGATGGTGCGCGCGAACCCGACCGGCCAGAGGACAGCATCCTGGCCGCATTCTAGGGGCTGTCGTTTAGCTTTCTATGATGCGTCTGGAGCGGAATCGCTAGGTAACTTGCGCCTAAGGAAAAATGCAACCAGCTGTGCGTCAAGCCGCAACCTTGCCGACGGGGTCATGCTTGCAACCCGATTGCCCTGATCAATTGCGCCCCGATCAACGGCTCGGATCCCCCTAAGATCCGCTACGCACGTTCCCAGCGACGGTATATCCGGCAAAGGCATGAAATGGTACAGCAACTGCCCAAGGATGTCCCTGTGCAGCTGCTCATCATTCCCGAGCGCGGAAAGACGCTTGATCGGCGCAACTATGACACGCGGATTTTCCCGAGGCTTGTCCAGCTCGCAATCATGGGACACCACGATCACATCAGTGATTGCGCCCTTTGCGAGCGCGAACAGATTCCCAGACGTCTTTGCTGCATTTGTTGGCTCACCCGCTGAATACCCTTTCAAACCGCCTTTTAGCGTCACAGGTGACAAGTACTCGGTGGGATGAGCCTGCGTAAACAGTGGAACCCCAACAACGATGTCACTGTATGAAAGCTGTTGATGGAGCCCATCACCCCACCAAGTAGTGTCATTCACAGGCAATCAGATAAAAGGGGGGATCTCGTACCTACGCTCAGGCTCTGGAAGCTGCTCCCATGAGCGAATCGCTGCCATCGATGCGCCCCAATATCCGGCGGGAACGTGGTCCGAACCATCCTCGGCTGAATGAGCGGCACGAAGATCAGTGCCGCGCTGCGCAATATAGGAGACTTCCGCTGCGGTAAACGCAGGAACGGAAGTCAAAGCCGTGGCCGACGCAACTATTGCCAAGCTAACCTTTGCTGCAACCTGCCGCCCTGTACGCGAAGCGTTGCGAACCACACGAGTTGCACGACCTCGAATGTGTCTAGTAAGGCCGCGTTCGACCCAAGCGCGCACATCGAAAGTTTCAAATCCATCCATTTGCAACTCCAATTCAATGCGACAGGAGACCGCCGGTACGGGTACGTTGCAACTCGTCCAACAAGGCATCGGCTAGCCCGATGCGCATCTCGACCCTCACAACCGGGTCTACCGCAAGTTTCTGTGTCGCAGAGACGTGCGCCATCGAAAACGCAGAGGCTTGATAAAAGTCAAAGCATGCCTCAAAACCGGCAAAGCTTGACGCTACCAGATTTGCTGCAAACGCCACAGTCTGATCAGGCTCATTATCAATCGATCTGAGCGCCTCAGAGGGCGCACCAACAGCGGCCATCAATTCTTTCACCGTCGGCTTCGGCATAGCCCCGATTGCATCCATGAAATGCTGCACACCTACAGGCGTCATCTTCACAACTAGCAAGGAGCGCAACTCGTTGCCGCTAATTCTTTCCTGTCCAAACAGCAAGTTCGTCACGCCGTCTCGAACCAGAACGGATGCTCGATCCGCCACATATCGCCGATCCGGCACCGGTGCACTCGCTAGGTCAATACCTACTGATACAGCGGTGAGGCCATTCACGCCAACGCTCTGCTGGACGCGAACATCAACGATAGCTCCCTCTCCGGGGCGATGCCTGTGGGAAGCAACCGCTGTCATAGTTCGATGTTTAGCCATAAGTGAAAATCATAGCACACCGCCTTCCAGCTACCCCCCCAGAATGCCCCCTCGAGCCAATGCTTTGCATGGCACCTCACCCACACACTTTCGAATTACGCCATAGTGCGCTTTGGAAGACAATACGCCCAGCGGGTTCAGGCGGTAGACTTGCGCGCTAGCCAGCACCCGCTCGCCCACCCCATTGCATGGAAGCCATATGCTCAGAATCGCCACTGCCTTCCTCATCACCACCGCACTTGCCGGCTGCGCGACGCCTGCCGTCTTCCGAGATCCGACCTCTGGCCAAGTGGCTCAATGCAACGCCACAACGCCGGGTATCTTTCCCATCATCGCGCAGCACGAGATTGATAACTGCTCGCTGGCATATGCCAAGATGGGTTGGGTGAAGCAGTAAGCTGGCGGGCGCCCGCGGTGCTAGCCCCGCTCAGCGGCACGCCTCGGCCGCCGCCCTCAGCCTGACTTCATACCCGGCGCGTAGCGCCAGCTCGGCCAGCGCCGCCCGGAACCACTCGAAGTCGCTGGCCGTGGCCGGCACATGCGCCAGCGGCCAGTCTGGCTCCGGAATGTCGGCCGTCTTGCACGGCACCGACACAGGCACCCTCACCTCTACCGGCTTTTCGACCACCTGCGGCACGGCCGCGCAACCAGCCAGCAGCAAACACAGCATCAGCGCGCGGGTCATGGGCGCTCCTTCACGAAGGTCAGGCGCAGACCGTGCAGCGACGCGCACTGGTCAGCGCCCGGAGTCTGCGCCTGCATCTTGCCGGCCAGAAGCGTGTACATGGACTGGGCAGCCTGGGCGTCGGCGTCGGCCTTCGCTGCTTGGTACTGCCGTAGCTTGGCCTGCGCCTCTAGGTCGGACACTGCGGCGTTCTGCTTGCCCAGCAAGCCGGACAGCTCGCGGTTGTCAGACTGCGCCTTGGCCAGATCAGTCTTGGCCTGCGCCAGCTCGGCGCGCGCCGCGTCCCGCTCGTGCCGATAGACCAGCACCGATGCGCCGGACAGCGCCAGGATGATCAGCACCGCGGCGAAGAAGATGCGGCCGGGCGTGGCGAAGATCGTCTTAAGCAGGGTCAGCATGGTGGATCACCTCCGTGGGCGAGAACTGGTAGCCCTCGACGGCATACCTTTGAAACAGGAATATCGGGAACGGCAATGTGTGAATGCCCTCGTCCTTACCTACGTGGTGGTCCTTACACAGAACCAGACCGTTGCAGCGCATATCGTCCACGAAGGCATAGGGGTCGGTGGCCGGGTCGAAATTGTCCCAATCGAACGCCTGCGCATGAGCGCCCCACAGGCCAGCCTTGCAGTCGAGCGCAAACAAGTCCCATGACCAACCGGTAGCCAGCGACCGCTCTACGGGGTGGTGATGGGCCTCCAACGGATGGCCGCTAGTCTCCGCAGTCCTGCCGCAGATGAAGCAGCACTTCTCGCGCGCCAGAAGTTCTAGCCGGGTGCGACGGAACAGCGACGTGGTGGTGCGCGCCTCATGTCCCGGGATTTCCACGTCCACGACCAGTGTTTCGTGCTCAAGATGGTTTTCGGTGACGGCCATAGGCCCTCCAGAAAGCAAAAGCCCCGCGCGCGGCGGGGCTTAGATGGGGATGAGGGAGGTCAGTCGAGGTCGGGAAGATCCACGGTCTGGCCTGCTAGCGCGTGCGTGCAGTCACCGAGGAAGATGATCTGGCCCGGCGCCGCGCCATTGCATCCGACGAACGAATGGCAGATGTGTTTCTTGGCCGGCACGCCGTCGCCCTGCCATTGATCCCAGTTGCTCAGTACGCTCGGCCCGAATACCGGGCGATCGAGATCGCCGTTGAAGCTCCAATGCGGCTTGCCTGCTACGTGCGGCGATTTTTCCGTTTCGCCGGGCGGTAGCCAATTCACCGGAAGGATGTGAACTCCAGATCCACGCGTGCCCGCGTCGCAACCTGGGCAAATCCACTTGATGCCGTAGAACCGCCCTTCGGTATCGCGGACAATCTTCGCTTTGCTCATGCCTTCACTCCCAACGCGACCTTCGCGCGCGCCCAGTACTTCAGCCGGTCATCCCACCCGTTCGGCAGGCCGGTGGCCTTGTTCCGCCCGTTGATGGCGATGCTCAGCGCCTTGAAATCGCCAGAGTCGGCGAAGCGGTTCAGGTTGTTCGTCTGCCAGTACCAGCCAGCGGACGCCGCGGCGGCCATCGGTTGCTCGAGCAGCTCTGGCATCGTGACTAGGTCGAGGCCAAGGCCGCGGCCGCAAAGAAGGTAGTTCTTCCGGCCGGTTATCTGGATCAAGCCGCGGCCAAGGAATCGGAATCCGTCGCCCGGCTGGGTGTTGCCGAGGTCCGCCCTACCCTCGTACCGGCGCTGGGTCTGCGTCGGGCCCCAGATCTCGCGCGTGTTGACCAACTGGCCCGACTCGTGCGCGACTTGCGCGAGGAACGCCGCCGCGCGCGTCGGCGTTTCGATGTCGAAGCGCGTCATGGCGTCCGTCAGCGGCAACAGGAACGTGTCCGCCCGCCTTCCGGCGCCTGGCATGATCGCCCGTAGGATGGCTGCCGTGATCATTGGCCAAGCCCCTTGCGCACGTCGGCAACCACGTCATCGAGGCTCGCGTCCTTACGCTTCTCGATGAAATTGAAGACCCATCTGACGATGGCCCAGGCTGGGAGCCCGCAGGCAAACACAAGCCCCAGCATGGCTACTAGGCCAAAGGGGTCGTGCGCCCACGACTGCAGGCCGAATCGCATAATGACCGCCGAGCCGCCGGCTATCGAGCCGACAACCGTGCTGGTCAATCCAACTGCCCACTCGCGGGGGCTACGCGGAGGTGTGATGCTCATGACGACGATGGAAGCTAAGCCCGCACCGATTGCACCAGCGCCTGCCGCGCCGCCCAGAAGTTTCCAGCCGGCTACTCCCGCAGCACTGCCGGCAGTGAATGGTTCGGACATGTTGAGACCCCGGTGTTTGCCCGCTCTATGGCGGAAATGAAAAAGCCCGCTGAAGCGGGCGATAAAGAAACTTGACTGATAGGCCCGTTGGGCCTACCATCATTCCTAGCGGTTGCGCATTCGCGCGACCCACTACAGCCGAGAGGTCAATATGAAGCGCTCATTCTGGGCGGCGTTTCGCCGTCAAATCCCACATGAAATACACCCCTCCGAAGCCGCAGGATCTGGAGCGACTGAAGCAGGAACTGAAGCTGAGCAGTGCGGCAATGGCCGACCTGTTCGGTGTGCAGGGCGGCCGTCAATGGCGCAAGTACACGGGCGGCGAGACGCCGCGCGAGATCAGCCCGCACATTCTGTTCTTCGCTATGGCCAGGCTGGAACTGGACGACACAACGATCAAACGCGTGCTGGATCGCATGCGCCGTGCCGGGGCGTCTATCGACCTGGCGCCCGGTGGCGAGCAGGAGCCATAGCGGCCATCGCTTCATGCACGCTCGCTGCATGCGGTGGCGGAGGCGGTGATAGCGCGCCGTCAACTGTGTCGCAACAAGCCGCGCCCACCCAGCCAGCCCCAGCAGCCCCCAGCGCGCCGGCAGCTCCAGTTCAGGACGCCGAAACGTGGACTCGCCATCCGGCGCAAGTCCTTACGCCCTCACAAACTTGGGAATTCAGCCCCGGCAGCGCACAGGGCTTCGTCGCAGAACCGTCTGTTCTGTACGACGCCTCGACCGGCCTCTACACAATGTGGTATTCGGGCGGCTGGGAGAAATGCTCCACCGGGACAGCTACATCGACGGACGGCATCACTTGGGTAAAGAACCCGGCGAACCCGATTCTCGGCCAGGGCAAGATGGGTCAGACCATCGCCTGCCGCAACTTCGTCGTAAAGCACGACGCCGAGGTGTACGTCTATTTTTCCAATAGCGTCGGCAACACGCCGGGCACCATCTATGTCACCCATTCTGAAGACGGCATCAACAACCTGGCGCCCCCTATTCCGTTCATGACACCGGGCACCGTCGATACGAACCTCGCCAATTCGTGGATGGTATTCAACGGCACGAAGTGGAAGTTCTTCTACGACAGCATGACACCAGAAAATGTGTGGGAAACGTTCTCTGCTACCTGCGATTCACCGCTCGGCCCGTGCATCAAGGATTCCGGCCCGCTCAAAGGCTTGCAGATCGGTACGGGCGTCTACGGTGGCGGATGGGTTCAAATGCAGAACGGCCGCTACAACACGTACTTTCTTGCAAGCGTAGCCGGCCATCTCTTCACGCCCGTCTATCACGCCTGCGATGCCGGAACGGGAACTGTGACGTTCGACAACCATGGCAGCCTGGTTGTCGACATGCTGCCCGGCAATGACCAGACTGGCGATCCATTCCTGATCGACGGCGCCAACTTACCGGATAGGCAATCGCGTATGTGGGTTACCGATGTGTACAACCCAACGGGTCACGCGACCATCGGGATGGCGACCCATACAGGGCCGCTCAGTGATATTCCCTGTCCCGTCGGCAATTGACCGGCCTAAGCGGTGGCGCGTGATTTAGCGCCGCCGCTCCCTTCTAGCTTCCTACGCAACACCGAAAGCAGTGGCTGTTCCACGAAAGCATAGACAGCAATGGCAACTACCACAGATACCGCCAAAGTCAGGACCATACCGGGCGCGCTCCGGCTAATATCAAGCCATCCCCACCTCTGCCCAAGGTTACCAATAGTCTCAACCACAATGGGATGCGTAAGATATAGCGCATACGACGCGTTGCCTACGAGAACAAGCCACCGCGAATTGCACCGCACCCCCGCAGAATGCATGGCCAGCGCTAGTGCAACAACCATCCCGCAAGCCAAGAAGGCGATGGTCAAGTGCAGCACGCTGCCGGGCGCGTCGAACGTGAACAACTGGAAGCAGAACGCACCGTACCAAGCCGCAAATGCCACAGCAATAGCCGTCATGAGCCTCCGGTTCCATGTGACGGCGGCGGCGGCAATGAAACGCCAGACGTAGAAGACGCCAATCCCCAGCACGAAGCAGAACGTGTATGGATGCGAGTAAAACGACAGAATTCCAAAGCCGTCATCGAACACGATTGCAGTCAGCTTCATCGCCATCAGCGCCAGCACAACAAACAGCGGCGCCCAGCGCTGGCTAAGGTGCAGTGCTGCGGCGAACAGCACGTAGAAGAACATCTCCAAGTTCAAAGTCCAGCCCACACCAAGAATCGGATGCATATCACCAGCGTGATTCTTGTAAGGCAGGAAAAGCAAATCCTTCAGGAGATTCGACTGCAATGTCGCGTCGCCTAGGCCATTGTTCGCACCAAACCAAACCAGCAACTGGTGCGGATCGTTAGCGATCCAATTCGAGAAAAGCGGAAAGGTATAAAGCGGGTTGGCAAAGCCGAGGTTATTCCACAACAAGAAGAAGATCGTCACTATCCAGTAGAGAGGCACAATGCGCACTAAGCGCTTCGTCATGAACAGATCCACGCTGCTGCGCGAGATATGCGTCATGATGAATCCGCTGATGACGAAGAACACACAGACGCCGAAGAAGTCCGTGCCGACACCACCAACTTGGAACCTCGTGTGATAGAAAGCCACGGCCAGCGCGGCCAGCGCCCGTAGTACCTGTAGGTTTGTGATCATTAAGCGGACTGCAAAGCAGCGATCTGTGTTGTGACACGATTTTCGCATACTTGGCAGCCCTACCAGGGCTGTCGGATGGAGCTACTCCGGCTTTACAGGCCAGGAGAGGGCCCCGTCCGTGAGATTAGTCCGGCTGACTGCGACCCGATACTCTTTCCAAGCTTTCAGCTTCGCGACGTCGGCGGCCGACGCGATCTCCAGGTCGACCGCATCCTGCAAGGGAGCGATGCGCAGTGCGGCTGCGGCGAGCAACGCATCGCGGGTGATGGTGAGCTGTTCTGGCGTCGGCGCCACGACTGGCGACGTGGGGTCGTCGGTCTGGGTAAGTGTCCCTGGGTATGGGCCCGGCAGCGGTTCGCCGTCAGCGGAGAAGACCCAAGCGCCGTCGACGTGTTCGGCGACCACGTTGTCCTCGAAGGCAAAAACGGCTCCCGTGTCGGTGTCTCGGAAGTATTTCATGATCGTGTCCTTATGCGCGCGTTTCGTACCAGCCGTTGATGCTTGAGCCTGCAGTCGCCGTCACGCCGTAGGTTTGCCCGGCGAGCACAATTGTCGAGGCAGAATAATTAGCTGATGAGCTTCCGTTGTTTCCAGCCCCCAAAACAGTGGCGCCACCTTTCTGCAGGTTGAATCCGGCTGCCGTGGGTAATTGAATTTGTATATCGATGAATATCGGCTTGCCAGTGCTGTTCGTATAGGTAGTGCCAATCGCGCGAGACCCGGTCAGGCTTTGCGTCGTCTGGCCCAAGCCGAGCACCTGAGCCATCTGCACTGCATGCCCGCTCTGCGTGGCGGGGGCGATCTGCTGCGCTCCTCCTGCACACTCCATGAGCACGGCGATCGGGTTGCCGCTGTTCACGCCAGCAATGGTCGCATGCATCAGCACTGCGGTCCCGTTCAGCGCCAGCTCGCCGCCTTGCAGCGGTTGCAGGCCGAGTCCGTAGATCGGGATCGCCGTGAGGCCGTCCGGGGCGTAGGTCGATGGTCCGGTGTTCGCGTGGGCGATCTTGATCGCCTGCACAACACCATCACCCCACGTACCCGCGACCAGAGGCGTCGCATTGGTCGCTGTGTAGGCGTTCGCCGCGCCAGTGTCGGCGAGGATTATGGTGTTCTGGCCGAGCCGCTTGATTGCCGATAGCACCTGGGTGTACGTCGGCTTGCTGAGAGTCAGTCCGGCACCAGTGACGACGTTGGACAGCTCCATCATCACGGCATTGAGCCATTCAGCCGGTACGATCGTCGCCGGCGTGGATGTCGCGGGATTGCCGTCGGTGAAAAAGCCTGCCGTGCCGGCAGCAGTTGCCGCCGGCTGCGACACTGCCGCAGTCGAGTTATCGATTTGATACATGGATTTCCTTACGAGTAGCGGAACTGCAAGACCGTGTGCGCGGGCTTCACGGCGTTCAATTCACATTCGAGGACGTTGTTGTTCCAGCTGCCGAGCGGCTCGCCGGCGGTGGATTGGCCCGCCGCGAAGCGGACTACGGTGTTGAGTGGCGCGTTGACCGACCAGGCGAAAAACCAGTCCGTGTTTCCGAGTTGCTGGCCGGCCGTGCTTTGCCCACAGTGGAACGGTGCGAAGTTCGTGACCGTGATTCCATAGCCAAGCTTCGCCGCGAAACCAATGTAATACGCCGCAGACTGGCCGCCGCTATTCGCCAGGCGCGCGACGACTTGCGCCCGTCTTTGTTGGACCGTTGGCGACTCTCCGGCGCACGGATCTGGGAGCCCGAGCGTCGATTCCCATTCGGGGAGAAGCTCATATGTCGTCGCCGGGAAGGCGTCCACGAGCAGGTAGTTCGCTCGAGCGGTGTTCCGGGCGTAAATCTGTGTCAGGCCGGTAAAGACCTGCGTCTGAACCGCATCAGGGTCGCGCGGCCATACCCGACCGCGCGGCATCAATGCCTGGAACGCGCGCAGGTAGTCAGCAGAGGTGAGATTGGGCGCTAGCATTACTCACCTCACGGGTTGAACGTCACAGTGCCCAATACGGGAAGCTGGCCTGCGGTGTTCGTGATGTTGCCGGCTGGAGACGTAATGACGAATCCCGCCGTACCGGGTACCGCGCCGATCGCCGATTCGATGTCGGACAGATTGATCGTGCCGCCAGGAACTCCATTGGCGAGGAACACGCCGGAAATAGCTGCGGACACAGCATTCCGCGTCGACGTGCTCCAAGAGCTTGTGCCGGTGAGCGTGAAGTTGACCGAGTTTTGAATCGGCGCGCATGCGTAGACCAGCGCCGTTACGGGTTGCAGATTGATGATGTAGTTAGCGACCGTGAGTTGATCGCCAGTCGCCACTGTGCCGCGTGGCACGCCTCCGGGGCCTTGGTCGTACTGCGAAACGCCGTTTGTTCCTTGCGGAAAGCCTTGGTGCGCCGCTTCCGACACGTCCATCATGAAATAGACGACCACGGTTCCGGTGCCGAATCCGTTCGGTGCCACCCATGCGCGCGTCACACCGGCGACCTGAAGTGCCCAAGTCTTATAGTCCGATTGCGCACCACCTTGCGGCGAGGCTTGGAATGCGGACATCACGCGGCCACTGAACGCGGTCTGCGTCTCGACGTCAGCGCCGCCAGTGAAGGCAGCCGATGCAGTGCCACCGGATTGAATACCGGCGATCGCAGTGCCAAGCGTCATGACCGTGCCAGAGGCACAATTTCCGGCCGCCCCGGGCGCCGTTGCGGTCACCGCGACAGTGACCGACGATCCTGAAATGGTCGCGTCTGCGTTGGTCGTGTACGTAAAGCCGTCGCCACGGACGACAGTCGTGCCGGCCAGAATGGTCCCGGACGAGCCAGGAAACGTGACCGAGCCAATGGCAGGAGTGGCAGCCTTCAGATAGGTGCCCTTCAACGCTCCCCATCCCGCCAGATACTCGTCGGTTGACGTCCAAGGCACGGCCTGCTTTGCGATCCAATCGAGATAGCCGTAATGGAGGTGCGCAAGCCCAGCCTGGACGTTGCCGGTGATTCTCAGGTTCGCAACACGCAGCAGCGGATCCGAGCCCGGCACGCTGGAGGCGATGTCGGACGCGACTTGCGTTTGCAAATCGGTCAGCAGTGGTCTGGAATACGGCATCAGTTAAGTCCTTGCCATGCCCACGTGTAGGCGTTCGCCACCGTCGAGCCGTCCTGTTTGTATGCGACGACCTGCGCGCCGAGTTCGCCTGCCGCCGTCCACTCAACCAGGACGTCGAACTTCGCCACGACACCGTCATCGATCATCCATTGCAGCGCCTCGACGATGTAGTCATAGGCCCGCTGCAGCGTCTCTTGCGTCTGCTTCGCTCGGGTCAGCAGCCATAACCGAGAGCCGATCTTGACCGCGCTGAATTCGTCGCCCCACCAGCCACGGGGATCGTTTGATCCGTCTGGAATCACGTCATCCGGTTCAGCGATGCGATCGGTAAAGAGGGAGATCAGAACTGCTGTCGAAAGGTCGTTGCCGGTCGCGAGCAACGCACCGGACATCTGCCAATCGCCGCGGGCGTTCGCCACGTCCCAAACTGTCGTCGTATCGGTCATTCGGTTTGGTTCGGTGCGTTGGAGGTAATCGTGCTACCGCCGCCCTGGACGTTATGCACATCGTGGTTGTGGCCGTTGAAGATGACCCGTTCGGAGGCCATACTGCGGCCGCCCGTATCGCAGTTGTCTACGACGTCGCCCGTGCACTCAAAGCGCGGTGTTTCCATGCGCACTTTCGTTGCGGCCTTGATCGTCACCGTCGTGGCGTTATTGACCGTCACCGCCTGATTCTTCGCATCGACCACGATGCCGCCCGAAGCAGTCAGGTAGATCTGTTTGCCGTCCTGGCTGTAGAGCATCGTTTCGCCAGGCGCGAGGTTCTTCGGCCTGGACGGCTGATGCACCGTGCCGAGCACGACTCCATTGGACCGGTCTCCACCAAGGAACACGACAATGGCGTCCGACCCAACCGGTGGATTCGACGAAAGCCCGAACTCGGACATGCGCGGCGTGTTGTCGCGCGTCTCCAAGGCGTTCAGTTTGACCTGCATCATCTGGACGCCGCCAGAATCATTGACGGTCGTCACCAGCGCGCGGGCGAGCGAGAGCAGCACGCGGCGCGCGGCGCGCTCAAGAATTCCATGCTGATCGTTCATTGCTGCGGGACTGTTCCGATGACGTCGGCGAATTGCCGCTGAATAAGGACCGGCTGTGGCATGAATGCCTCGGGAGCCATCAGCGTCAACTCGGCGTGCGTGCCTTCTAGCCCGAGGTGATATGTCACCTCACTGATGAGGTAGCGCTTCGGCACCGTACCGCCCTGGTCCCCTGCAACTTTCAGAGATGGAATAAGCACATCAATCAGCTTATTGGGCTCCCAGAGGTTGCCCTCGACGTCTCGCCAGTTATCGACGAACAGGCGGACAACCTCCGAGCGGCCGAGACGCCGAGCGACTTCCCACACCGCTCGCTGCTTGCCGATTTCCCATCCAAGTTCGCCCGCTTCCGAGATGATGATGCGCCGGCGGTGCCGGGTGACATTCGGGTCTGTTGCCGTGAAGGCCGGCGCATTGACCGCATTCAGGTCAAGAAGGTTGTTCGTGCCGATCATCACGGCCACGATCTCGGAGTAGCGCTGATCCATCGACCGCTCGACGGAAGCGCTCTCCATGTTGATGCCTTCCTGTACGCCGCTCGCCATTACATCGGTCTGCGTTGCGCGGGCGAGCCTGAGATGCCCATAGCGATCCTCGTAAACAAGCAGCGCATTGAACCGCGCAGACCGTTCGATGATCTCGTACGCCGTCTCGCCGAGCATGATGTTCTGCTGCGGGATGATTGGCAGGCCTGTCACATCGCAGTCGACCGTGATGTTGTACGGCACGGCCAACTTGGAAGCTATATCCAGCGCCGTGCAGTTGCTGATTTGACCGTTTGGCCACTCCGCCGCGCAATCGAGCAAATCCTGGCATTTGCCTCGCCCCGCGACGCGGATTTCATGCATATTCGCGCTGATACTCGGCACAACCCGGTCTACGTATCCGACCACAACCGGGTCACCACCAATCGCCAACAGACATTCATCACCTGGCTGCACGACCACATCGTTTGCCTGCCCTGGGAACAGTTCGGTCATGCCAAGCTCGAAATCGCTTGGAAACCGCTCGATGCCTCTTGTGCAGCGCAAACTCGTCCACCCCGACAGCATGTAGTTGCCTATCGAGAGCAGGATTTCATCATCAACCATCGCTTAGCTCGAGAGTGCTTTGAAGCTGGTCGGAACGAATGCAGGATGGATAGGCGCCGCTTGCGCCACAAGTTCATCACTTCGGGTCGCGTCGCGATACAGCCGGTTAGCGAGGGTGAGCGCCGGCAGCGTGTTGCCAAAGCTAAATACCGCTATTGCTGCCAGGCCAGAGCCGCGCGCATCAAGGTCGGCGACAACAGACTGACGCAGGGTCCGGAGTGCCGTATATACGCCGTCCTCGCCCTGATTCGCGGCAATCGTGATCTCGTTATCGAGAAGCGCCGTGATGCTGTCGCGCGTCGACGAGGCATCGTCTGCCGAGGTCGGCTGATAGACTGACGCGGACACGGCAATCTGGGCAACCGTCGCGCGCCGGAACAGATCGGCACAGCAGTTCTGCATCGTCGTCTGGGCTAGCGCGACTTGCGACGCCCCAACAACGGCCGTCGGGCTGTACATCATCAGGCTAGACAGCAACCGGATTGCGTCAGCCGGGGAAGCTGCGGATGCAGCCAGAGCGGTAACAACACCCTGAGCGGCACCGGCGAACGTCGCCTGGTCGGTTCCTACGTTGGCCGCCGCCGCAGTAAGCGCGCTTCCGGCCGTTGCCACTGCCGCACGGTTCACTGTGTCGGCCGAGATCAGACTGGAAACCGTTGCGGTACTGGCGGCCTTCTTGTTGGCCCCCGCATAACCGGTATTTCCACCGCCGAAGAGGCGCCCAAAGTTTCCCGCCAACGTCGAAATGGAGTTCCAGAACCGCTTGACGTCGTGAATCAGCGTCGTGACCGCCTGATACCACCCGATGACCGTCGAAACAGCCGATTGGATGACCTGGGCGCCGGCGACGACCGCACTTGCGATGCGTTTGACGAAGCTCAGTAGCGACGCCGCATTGACCGCTGATGCCGCGCTCGCGACAGCGCTAGCGGTCGGCTTTTGCGCCTGCGGGTAGAGGCGATCCCCGCCCAGGACGAACACGAACCGGACCTCAACCACCCTGCCGCGATCCCAGCTGGTGCCGAACTCCGCCTCCATGCAGTTGACCTTAACTGCCCCCCAATTTGGGTGGATTAGCGTGCCAAGGCCAGGGGCGCTCGTCTTGCCATTCGCGAAGCCAACGATCTCCCTATTAAGCCGTTCGCGCTGGTCGAAGACCGAGCCGCCGCCGTATACAAGGCTGTTTTCAACAAGGAAGCCGGTCAGGCGAAAAACGCCAGTCTGCTTCCCCAAGTCCTCGACCCACGGCCGAGTCTCCTTGTTAGGGTATTCATGGACAACAGAGCGTCGCCCGAAGCTACCACTTTCGCTCAAGACCGCAAACGGCACGCCGTTGTAGCTTGCCTGGCGCAGTCGCTTCCAGTAGTCGCTTCCGCCGCCGAACAGCTTCGCGAGATCACTGGCCGCCTTTGCGACTCCGCCAATGCTGCCGACGGCATCGCCGATTTTTGCTGAAAAGCTCATACGGACGGCCCTGTTACGTTAGCGTTTCCAATCCGGACTGAGGCGCTCGCGTTTCCAGTCGATCGCACCGACGCCTTCGTGCCGGCGGGAGCGCCCGTCAATTGAATCTCGACGTGCACCTTGCCGGCATCTCCAGTCGCGCCCGGCTGATTCGCAGCCACAATCGACCCAGCACCCTGGGCTCTGCGCGCAGCCTCGGTATCAGAATTCGCCGGTCGCTCATATAGGCGGGAAACGATGTTGCCGGCCTCCTGCGCCGTCTTGGCGCTGGCCAGCGCGCGTCCGGCGCTTTGCTCGGTACCCTTCCTGAGTTCGTGGTCAACGAAAGCCAGTTGCTCGTCCAAGCTCGATTTCCGTATGTCCTTTCCGGCCCACTTGGCAAAATTGGCCTGGCGGTCCGGATGCCATTGCGCGACTCCATAGGCCTTCCCATTGTCGCCCACTGCCCCCGGATTCATCTGGCTCTCTTGCCGCAAGTTGGCAACGATTCCGGCCGCTTGTTCCTTGGTCCACCCTTTGCTCTGGAAGAATCCCACTGCATCGCTAGCCGACGCCTGCCCTGATGCAGACCCACGTCGGCGGGCGAGCTCCTCATCCTCTCCGGAATTCAGATCTCCGGAGCGTAGGCCAAGGAATGCGCCAACCGTGAACGGGTTGACCAGAAATCTCCCCAGCGTCCCCAGTAGGCCACCGCCTGCCGCCGCGCCAGCTGCTCCCGCGCCCGCCGCACCCGCCGCCCCAGCACCCGCCGCGCCAGCGCTCGCGCCGGCAGCTGCAGTCCCAAGGCCTGCCAAAGCCCGAATTGCCGCCGGCGCCGCTACGGTCGCCAGCAGGGTCAGATTCGAGATTAGGCTGAGGACGCCAGCGATCGGCCCGGCAAACGAAATTGCCGCAATGGCAATGGCGATGCCCTTCACGCCGCCGATGGAATCCACAAACTTTCCCAACGAATCCGCAGTCTTTTCCCAATCGACGTGATCTAGCCAGGTAGCAAACTTCTCCACGTACTCGGCTATCTTTGTCGCTGCGACATCGCCGTACTTTTCCACCAGCCTGCCGACCGCGTTGATAACTCGTTCCACAGCCGGCGCCATGGCATCGCCAAAGGCATATTTCAGCTTTGTGGCGGACGCCTCCAGCTTGAGCATATTGGCGTTGAACTGCTCGCCCTTCGCCAACTGCTTGTCGCTCAGGACCAGACCCATCGCGCGAGCCTTGGCGACGAACTCGTCAATGCCCTTCTCCCCCTTCTGAAGCAAAGGGAGCAGCGATTCCACGCCGAACGTGCCGGCTATGAGGGACTGCGCCTGGACATTGCCCTTTTGCGCGACGATGGCGTTAGCCACCTCCTTGAGCGCCCGGGTCGCGTCAACGGCGCCGTCTTTGGTCTTGTGCAGCGTGATGCCAAACTTCTGCATCATCACCAGGGCGTCCTGGTTTCGCCCAAAGGTGGCATCCTCGATGGTTCGCCCAAGAGTCTTGAGGCTGCCGGTCATGTCTTCGGACGACAGGCCTGCAAGCTTTGCGGCACCTCGGAACGCCTGGAGCTCGCTAGCCGATACCCCAATCACGCCAGACGTGCGCCCGATCTCCGCGCCGGCCTTGCCAAACTCGGTCGCGAGCGCGGCAATGCCGGCCACGGTCCCGATGCCAGCGATGGCGGCAAAGGCCGGAACCATGGAGGCGACATGGCGCGCAGCATCCTGCGCCGCTCCGCCAATGGACTTGATGCCTTTGGCGACGCGGTCAAGACCGGCCTCCTTGCTCAAGGCAGAAAACGACGCCTTGAGATCGGTAGCCGGCTTGGTGACGTTGGCAATCGACGCCTTGATCTTGCGAATCGAGGCGGTAGCCTTGTCGACCGCAGAAATCGTGACCTGGAACGTCGATGCTGCCGCCATTTACTGCTCCGTTTGCTGTTTGATTCGCATCGCCTGCTCAACCCACCATTGCAGGCGAGACAGGCTCAGCCGCCACGCATCCTCTGGCCCCCAGCGGAAGAAGTGCGTGACATCGGCGACTACGCTTCCGCATCCGTCGGGCCATCGTCGGTAAAACCCCCGAGATACTCGTTCGCCTCCGTGAAATCGCGTTGGCTGAGCTTCTCGACGGCCAGCTTCGGCACACCGGCAACCAGATGGATCAGCATGATGCCGATGCCGATGTTGGTCGAAGCGGACATTGCCTTGTCGAGCTCGCCGGCCGTCGGCTCGCGCAGGTTCAGCGACTCATAGGTGATGGCATCTTCGCCAGAGCCGAGCTTGACGGGCTTGCGGAGTTTCAGGACTTTTTCTTCGGGTTGCATATCAAGCCTCCGTAACGCTCGGGCCTTCCCACTTCACATCGAGCGTCGCTTCGGCAGTCTTGACTTCCTGAACGTCGACGGTCCACATGTTGCGGCCGATGATGGTCTTGCCGTTCGCAAGCTGCAGGACGACCGTGGAGTTGGTCATCGAGTTGAGCGAAGCAACGCTCAGATTCTTCGCATCACGCAGCGTCGCGGAAATCATGCCCGTCGACGGCTTTTCGCTGTAGCCGTGGACGGCGTCTTGACCGATCAGCGACTCACGCTCGATCGTCGAGACGCGATACGTGAGATCGGCCTGAAGCATGTAGCTCTGGCCATCGACCGAGATGAACGCAATCCCGGCAAGACGGTTGGTGGTATCGGCCATCTGGCCCTCCAAATAGAGAAGCCGCCTGGAGGCGGCCTAGATGCGGTATCAGTTCAGGCGGAACTGGGCGAGCAGCGCGAAGATGCGCAGCTGGTTAATCAATGTGCCCGGCCAGAGAACGTCGACGCGGTTCGGATTGCTCGAGTTCTGCTGAACAATGACCCCTGCCGCGAATGCCTGGCTGTTCTGCACGAAGCCGTTGTACTCCAGCGTCTGATACGCGGCGATGATGTCGGCCCGGATCATGCTCGGCGTGACGATGCTCGAGCCCGGCGCAAACCTGGTGCCGTCGGCCGCCAGCTTGACGCGCGCGTACTTCGTCGTGACCAGCGTCGCCATGAAGCGCAGCACGTACGTCAGCAGGAACATCGTCTCGACCTCGAGATAGCTGTTATCCGGCTGGCCGAACGCGTTGAGCTGGTACGTCGTGATCGCGTTCTCGATGCGCACCGTGCCATCAGTGCCGACCGTGAACGTCGAGATGCCGTCGTAGAGGTTGGTATTGCGCTGCGACAGGGAGAACTGCGAGGCCAGCGGGGGCGCCAGCACACCCTGAAGCACCACCGTCTGCAGCGGCAAGCCAGGATCCACACGAGCGCTCGATGCCGCAGCCGCGCAGAATGCTGCCGCCCAGCTCCAGTTCGGGGTTGGGCTGTCGTAGAAGCCCATGATCGACGCGTGCTGGTCGTTGCGAGTCAGGCCAAGCGTCGTTTGCGACGCGCTCGTACCGCGATACGCGAGGAAGCAGTGACCGTAGACCTGAGTGCTCCAGCTCCAGCGGCCGGTCGTGTCGTTCAGGAACGACTGCAGCGCGTTCAGGCTGGTCGTGTCCGTGTACGGCATGCAGATGAAGTCGAACGGCATGCTCTGCAGGTTCGCGAGGCCGGTCGTCAGGCTCGGATTCACTGCGCCGCTCGCCATCCCGACGATCGTGAACGTCAGGCCCGTCGGCGTCACTTCGCCACCCGGCACGCCGCGATAGTTCACGCGGATGTCGATGTCGTTGCCGGTGAGGCCCTTGTTCTTGGCCGTGATCGTCACAGCGCCGACCGACGACGTTGCAGTGACGGGAAGATCGCCGATCGCATTGATCGCCGCAGCGACAGCCGTCGCAATCTGCGTGACCGTCTGACCCGTGGCCAGCGTCACCGAAACGAGCATGCCGCCGATATACAGCGAGTGGACACCCACCGCAGTGTTGGCTGCGGTGTACGTGATCGTGCCGGTGGCCGCGACCGCCGACGCGTCGTCGGAGAGCGGCAGCAGCCACAGTTCGCCAAACGTGTCGTTCTTGCGGTACGTGTCGACCATCTGGGCGAGGATCGAACCTTGGCCGCCCTGGGTCTTCGCGTCTGCCACGCCCTGCGAGATGATCGGCGTATTCGCGACCGCAACACCGGTCGACAGAATGTTGCCGATGATCAGCGCGCGCTGGTTGCTGTTCGCGGTGTTCGCCCGCGAGGCGTCGACTTCCGCATAGAACAACGGGACGCGGAGATTCGACGGAATCTGCTTGAAGCCGATAGTCATGCTTTGTCACCCCCGATGGCGGGTTTCGATGCTTTCGCCGGCGGCGTCAGCGTCACGTCCTTGTCTCTCAGCAAGCGGTCCCAATGCAGGTCGCCGTCAGCGACCTCCAGACCGTTCTCGTCGAGCAATTGCTTCGTGACCGGGTCTCGCACGGAGAGCCCGGGACTCGGGTAGACCTTCATGAGTGGTGCTCCTACTGGGGCAATGTGATAGTCAAAGCGCCCTCATTGCGGCCATCAGGCCCGGAGGTGCGTGGTGCGGGTTTCACAGCAGACGGGAACGGCGGGTTGGAATACGTGCCATTCGGATCGAACGGTTGAGCCGTATCGACGTAGATGTCCACGGTTTGCAGCGGGTTGGTCGGGATCGGGAAGAACAACTCCGGACCCTGGTAGAACTTCACCTCGATCGACATAGCCAGTTCTGCCATTGGCATATCGCCCTCGGAGTTCGTGTTGATCTCCGAATCGACCGACGTGAATTGCTCGATGCGCTGGCCGCCGGCCGGATCCGCCCAGATCGCCGGGTTGTTGATCAGCGCCGTCTCAATCTGGAGCTTCAGGGTTTCGGCGGCAGCCAATGCAACGGCAGAACCGGCATCTCCGACCTGCGCCGCAGACTTTGTCCGGGCTACGACTTCGACTGTCGTGTACACGTCAAACTGAGGCGTATTCGGCCCGAGAGAGACCTTCCGCTCTTTCCGCGTGTGGACGAGAATCAGCGGATATGACGATGGTGATGTCGGCCAGTCAAACGGCGAGTAGACTGACTGCCCTGCATTCGTCGCACCCTTGAGCGCCGTCACAAACAGCGAACGAATATCGGCGGATGTCGTCATGGGCTACTCACTCTCGACAGCATCAGCTTTGCGCCGCCGCGGCTATCCGGGCGAACCTCGCGCACGACGTATGTCGTATTGACGCTCGCCACGGAAAGCTGGTCGTTCTGAACCGGAGTTGCGGTGAACTGGGACAACTGGACGCCGAGCACCGCGCTCACTTCCGTCACGCCTTGCGACGCGTCCTCGAACATCACTTCCTTGAGGTACGCGTCGTCAAACACGCCAGAGATCGCATAGGAGCCTCCGGCGGCCGGCATGTATGTCACCGCCTCGCCGAAGACCCCCATCAGCGGGCCCAGTACCATCTTGTCCCAGCTGATAGGCATTACGCCCCCGCGCGACCGGACAGCAGGACTTCAGGGCGAGTGCACAGATAGAGCGGGTATGCGTACGCTTCCATCTTCCACCACATGCGGCGATCGCGATCGACGATCGGCAGCACATACACCGGCGCTCCCGGCTGGTTGATGAACTCGGCCGACTCGCCCGGCGCCATGACCTCCTGGAAGATGCCAGGCGCGTTCACCGGGAAGAACTTCACCTTGTCGTCAGCGATCTTGATGGTGCTGTTGTCGTCCGAACCGCGGTAGTTCACCCAAAGGATGTTGTCGAAATCGACCGAACTGAACGCATCACCGAATGCAGCGCTGCGAATGTCCTTCGCACCTTCCCAGTTCAGGAACGTGCGGATCACGTCCGGATGGTTGGTGAACTGGTCGTAGAACTGATCGCCGCACAGCGCCATGATGGTCGTCTGCTGCGTGAACGCGCCTTGCGCCTTGCGGGCCATCGAGCGCTTGATGCCGTTGATGATCGGACGCAGGCTGTTGGCGGTGCCGGCGGCCAGGTTGAAGCCGGTTTCGGTGGCCTGCGTGATCTGGAACTCGTCGAACCAGTTGTACAGGACCGAGCCGTCCTTCGGATCCAGCACGAGACCTTGCACGGCGGCGAGGCGCAGGTATTCCTTCGTGTACTCGACGCTGGCCAGCAAGCCAGTCGGGCCAGCCAGGCGGCGGGCGACTTCGCGCTCGAGCTGCATCGGCACCGTCACGATCTGGCCGGTCGGGCCTTCCGGAAACTCGCGGATGTTCTGGATTTCGTACGTGTGGATCGTGTCGTCGTGCATCAGCCGCGGCACGTCGAAGTAGCGCATCTTGCGCTTCTCGGTCGTACGCTGCGTGCCTTCGGTGCCGCGCTCGCTGAAGCCGATGAGTTTCAGCGTACCGGTGCGCTCTTCGACCGACACTGCGGTGGTACGGATCGGGTTCGGGTCGAAGATGTTCAGGGTTCCCAGCGCACCCGGTTGGTACGGGTTGCGTTGCACGCCCTGCGTCAGGGTCAGCGCGCTGAATGCGTCGCTGTTAAAGATGTCAATAATTTCGCCAGCCATGGCTTGTTCCTTTCGGGGAAAAAGAAAAGCCGCCTTGCTGGCGGCCTATTGATTTGCGGAAACGAAAAAGCCGCCCGGAGGCGGCTTGCTGGTCAGATCAGTTGCGCGTTACCGCGGCTGGATGCCGAGGGCCTTCAGCTGCGCCAGCGCGGCCGTGATCGCGGCGGCGCTCATGCCAGTCGGCCACACCAGTTCGGAGGAGTTCACTTCGCACTGACGGACGACCACGGCGCATGGCTTGTCGACGGTCGTGACGTCCTTGGTGGCAAACAGAACGCCGCTGGGAACCTGCGAACCGTCCACGTTGGCCGGGTCGAAAGGTTTGTACTTGCCAGAGCCAGCCGCTACCGTCACAGCGAAGCTATCTCCCGGAACGAAAGCGGTACCGCCGGCGGTGATCGTGAACGACAGGCCGCCTGCCTTGAAGGCGACGCCGGTCGTACCGTGGCCAACTTCCGCGCCCGTCGGATCGGACACGATGAAGTGGGTCGCATCGTCGAACTCGACAGCGTAGACACCCACCTTGGCGGCATAGCCAGCGGCGGTCAGCGAGCCCAGCGTGCCGTTACCGGTGTTGGCACCAGCGGCCGAGGTAATGCCCGGGTTGCCAGGCGCAGCGGTGGTCGTGACGGTGAAGGTGTCGCCGGCCACGAAGGCGGTTCCGCCGGCGGTGATCGTGAAGCCGACACCGAGGGCGCTGAATGCGACGCCGGTCGAGCCGGTTGCGGTCTGGCCGTCCGGCGCAGTGACCGTAAAGGCCGTCGCTGCGGTGAAAAGAATGTTGTAGACACCGATCATCGTTGCCGGCGCAGCCTGCGGGGTGATCGCGCCGAACGTGCCGTTGCCGGTGTTCGCGCCGAGCGCCGCAGCGGCGGCGGTGACAGCCGACGTCACGGTGCCGAGCACAGTGCCAGCCAGAACCTTGACGCCGCCGGTCAGCGTGCCCTGATCGATGGACTGATGGCCGTTGGCCTGCGAGACGATAAAGCCGCCGTTATGGAGTGTCTCCTGAAACGGCGTGTAAGTGGGGTTACCCATGGTTCAGTTCCTTTCGGACGAAAGTGTTTAGCGGCGGGAAGGATTGGCGGCCTTCAGGTTTGCGTCCCAGCGCGCCGCCATGGCCTGCTGAGGCGATTGCTTGGCCGCGCTGACGCCGATACCCGGGTTGCGAGCGGCGCGATCCGAGTTTCCAGCGGCGGCCGGCGTGCCTTCCAGCGTGGCGATCGCCTCGGCGCGCGTCATGCGCGTCTTGAATGCCAGGTTGGCGGCCAGGACCGGATTGCGTGCGGCGGCCTTCGAGGCAAAGATCGCGGCGCAACGAGCCTGCTCACGGCGACGGGCGCGCGCGGCTGCGCTCTTGCCGCGCATTTCGCCGTCATCGTCTTCAGCGTCCGGGTCGCTGTCCTCGTCCTCTTCGGCCTTGGCGTCCTTCTTCTCGTCCTCTTCCTCGGCCTTTTTCTTGTCGTCCTCGTCGTCCTCGGCCTTGGCAGACTTGCCGTCTTCCTTCTTGTCGTCTTCCGACTCGGCCTTGGCCTTTTCCTTCTCTTCTTCCTCGTCTTCGGCCTTGGCGTCCTTCTTCTCTTCGTCGTCCTCGGCCTTGGCCTTTGCGGACAAACCGGCGAGATGGGCGAACGAGAGCCCGCGCGCCGCGAGGGTGCGAATACTCATATTTGGAACCTCTTGGGTGGGGAGTGTCAGCCCAGCTCAGCGAGCAGGGATCGAAACGCCTCGTCCGGCGCCATCACGGCGTCGGCGAAGCCGATCTCGACGCCGGCGGCGCCGAGAAACGTTGTGGCCTGCGTGTCGCGGACAACATCGACAGATAGGCCGCGATTGCGGGCGACGGTAGCGACAAATAGCTCGCCCATCTCGTCGACGTCAGCCTGGAATCGCTCCAGAGCCTCCTTCGACAGAGGGGTGAACTGGTTTCCGTCTGCCTTGCGGTCGCCGTACTTGATGATCGTCACAGCCAGACCGGCCTTGTCGATAGCCTTGCTCTGATCGAGGTGCATGCAGATCACGCCGACCGAGCCCGTACCGCCTGTTCGCGGAACGGTGATCTGCTCGCATGCGCTGGCCAAAGCATATGCCGCGCTGTACGCGCATTCACTCAGGATTGCCAGTGTCGGCTTGATGCTCCGCGAGTTGTAGATCAGGTCGGCCAGGTCAAAGCAGCCCGCTACCTCGCCACCTGGTGAGTCCACTGACAGGACGATGGCCTTGACCTCATCATCATTCAGTGCCGCGAGGAAGTTATGGCGGATCGCGTTGTATCCGAGCATCCCCGAGTATGGCCGCAGGTTGCTGCTCTTTTGGACCAGCGTCCCGGAGACGTCGATGATTGCGACACCTTGGCTCAGATCGTAGGGAGTTTCCTCGTAGGCCTCGCTATCGCCGTCGTCCGATTCGTCCCAGGCCATGGGCTTGACGATAACCGGCGCGTCGCCGGCAAACGAGATTTCACCGATACCGAAGCGGCTAGCAAGAGCCTTCGCGATAACCTGGCCTTTCAGCGGGTGAATCGCTACCGGCACATCGAAGATCCGCGCCGCGGCAAATGGATAGTTCTTCATTGCGGTTGGGGCTCCTCTTCCGGCCCGGATGCTTCAGCTGCGGCATCGCCAAACCATTTCGGTGGCGGCAAGCCAAGGCGCTTGAACTCGGCAACCTCGATCGAGCGCTGGTGCAATACCTCTTCCCAATCAAGGCCCTGCTCCGCGCACTCGCGCTTCAGGGTAGACAGACCGCCATCAAGCCCGAGAATCGCGCCCTGCTTTTCCTTCACTGGATCGACCCAGCCCCGGGCCACGCCAAGCCAGTCGCAGCGCGCGTACGCCGTTGCGGCTTCAACAAAGTCAGGGGAATTGCGCGGAAGCACCTCGTCCAAGTCACCGCGCTCCATCACTTCCTGCAGCCAGGTGGCATACATGGGCGTCGCGGTTCCGACCTTGAACTCGGTGTTCCGCCGGGACAGCGTCTTCCAGCTCTCAAGCAAGGCCGCCCGGGCGCTCGAATAGTTCGTCTTCGACCAGTCCTGCGTGATCTGTTCGGCAGAAACGCCCAGGGCAGCCGCGAGCGAGCGCAGCATTTCGTGAGCGAACTCACCGAAACCGCTGTGCGGGTGCGCCGCGGCGACCTGCTTGATCTCCTCGCCAGGCGCCAGGGTCGGCACGCGGACGTTGTTCAGCATCGCCGGCCGCTCTCTCGCCCAGTCGGCGCGAAGATCCTGGTAGAAACCAAGCTCCCCGCCGTCCGAGTCCATGGCGGATTCGATCATTGCCGGGTCGAACGGACTCGTCACGTACGTGCCAAAGATCGTGGCCACCGTGGCAGCCTGCAGCTCCACGCCGTAGTACCGCGCAAGCATCTTCGCGTGCTTGAGAACCGGGGTGAATACGCCGATGCCGCGGTGCTGGCCGGCGCGGTCGCGCTCGAAGTCGTGGATCACGCGCCGCCAGCCGTCCGGATCTTCGCGCTCGATGCGCTCCCATACCATCGACTCGACGGCGTTGTACCAGTCGTTCTGCTCGGCCTTGCGGATGTGATAAGCAATCGGCACGCCGTCATCGTCAATCTCCACGCCGCCGCGCAGGTTCCGCGTATCCATCATCTGATACGGGTTCGACAGGCGGTCAGGATCGACAAGCAGGAACGCCGTCGCATACTTCGCCGCACCGCGGCCGATGCGCTCTGGCTTCCAGTACGAGACGACCAAGCTATCGCCATCGACCAGCTTGTGCCTCAGGCCAAGGCGAAGCATTTGCGAGATCGTCAGCTCGCGCGTGACGTCGTTGTAATGGCCAAGGTCTTCCGAATAGCCACGCCAAAGTGCCTCGACAGCGCGGCGGAATTCGTCCGCCCACGTCGCATCGAACCCTTTCGCGTACATCGAAAGGGCCAGATAGTCGGGGTTCGCGGACAACCGTAGGTGTGCGCCAACCGTGTTGTCCAGGATGCGGGTGATGCCACCGCTGGCCCAGCCGTCGTTGCGAGCCAGATCCCTGTGACGCGCAACCATCTGGTCGCGGTACACGTTGATTTCCGAATCCGGCGAGCGAATCCAGGGCTGCCAGTTCCCCATCTCGGGCGTCTGGTTGCTCGACGCCTCATAGGGATAGGCATTTGAGTACGGCGGCACGGAGAGCACCGTACCCCCCAACCCAGTATCAGCGCGCGCACGACCGCCGGCCGGCAGATCCCCGAAGGGCTTGCCGGAAGAATCGACGATGAGTGACATTTAGAAGAGAATCCTTCGCGCGCGCGGATAGCAGGAGATGAGGCCCAATGCTTTTTGGAGCATCAGGATGCTTCGTTGAATCTGTGCAATGTCGCTCTGCTGATATGTGACCGACTTCGTCCCGTCGCCTTGGCTGTAGGTGCCGGTCACGATCTTCGCGCCGGCCGACAGATCGAAGTAGGCCGCCTGCAGCGCGGCCAACCTCGATTGCATGTCGGCGGTACTCATTCCGTCAGTGATGGCCATTTCCGTTCCTATGCGAGGCGATCCGTCAGTTTCTTCCTGACGGGCTTTGCTTCTGGCGTCGTCGGCGCCTGTTCTGGGGATTGCTCAGCGGGCTGCCTAGGCGCCCAAACCTGCTGAACGGCGTCATAGTCGAGCGGCATAGCGACGAGATCGGCCCGCCGGTTCAGCTTCAACCCAAGATGAGTTAGACCACACAGCGCAGCATAGGCATACACACGGCAGTCGAGCGCCTCGTTTGCGCGCCCAGACGGCAACTCCCAGACCCGGTACTTATGGCCATTCGTGACTTTCACGACCGAGCGCTCAGACGTCAGTTGCTCGAAATACCCGATGTCCCGATCGCTCGGAAAGTGCATGAAGCCGGGGCCGTGCTCCTCAAGGTGCAGTCGATTGCGGATCGTGTCCTTCGCCGCGTTCACGCCGAGGATCACCGGGCGGAACGATGCTTTGGTCTTCCGGGTTGGTTTCTTGATGGGCCAGACCGGGTTGCGCTTGCCGCTGACAGCCGACTCGCCCTTGATCGCCCAGACCTTCCGGCCGAGCCGCGCCTTCGAGAAGTCATAGACTTTCTGGGTGTGATTGCCGCCCGAGTCATGGCACACCGCCATTACTTCGAACCCGCGGCCATCGGCGCGATACCAGATACGCTTCAGGTAGTCATCCAGCCGGCCCCATGGATCGGGCGTTTCCATATCGCCCTCGATCACCTCGTAATCGATCGACCAGCTTTCCTCGTTGCGACCCCAACCGACAACTTCGCATTCGAAGCGATCGCCCTGAGTGTCGACGCCGACGGTGATCACTGCAACGCCATCCGGCACCTCGGCCGCCCAAACCTCGCCGCGCGCAACGAGCGCCTCGAGGCGCAACGCCTTACCCGAGTTCGGGCGATAAGGCAGCCCGGCCTGCGTATTCCACCAGGTCTGCTTCTTCTCTTCGTCCGCGCCCGCGGCTAGCCACTTCGCGGCAATGTCAGAAGGCTTGTCCTTCTGCCAGGGGCTGAACATCTTGCTGGCCTGGAACCCAGCATGCTCGTTGTCGACCTTCCATTCGCCGCATTCAGGGCATTTGGCGCGATAGACCGCATGGCGGTCACTCTCCCACCAGTCCCACACCACGGCTATTGCTGCGTCGGTGGTTGACTTGCGCGAGTCTTCCGGACCGCGCCATGCGCGCTCGTATGCATCCAGTGGAACATGCCGAGCGCCGCAGCACTCGAATGGCCGCGTCTGATGCCAACGCGCCGTCTGTAGCGCGCGAAGCCGGTCACCTTCCGACCAGATCTGGCCGCACGACTCGCAGGAGATACGAGCCGTCTTCGGGAAATGCTCGACGACGTTACCGCTTTCGTCGCGACGCTTTTCCCATTCAACGTGCTTGAAGAAGTCCGGAAACATCCGGTGACCGCAGTGGGGGCACGTCATGGATGCGCGCCGCTGGTCCGACTCCTTATAGCTGGCCTCGATGCGGCTTTCATCCTCGACCGTGGGTGAGCACGCCCGAATCGACAGCCAGTTGACGCCAAACGTCGCGGTACGTTCTTCGGCCAGCGCAATCGGCTCGCCTTCGCGCGTCACCGGGTACTTGTCGACCTCATCCGCCAGGATCACCCGCACCGGCCGTCGCGCAAGGTTGTCCGGGCTGCCAGCGCCGGCCAGCGCCAGAAAGCCGCCGGGGAACGCCTTGAACAGCAGGGTTTCGTCTGCGTTGCGCGTCTTGCTGGTACCGACCAGATCACGCAAGGCTGGCGTAACCCGGATGAGCGGGCTGATCCGCTCCTTACTGAATTGCTCCGCCGCATCCTCTTTCGGCTGCAGCAGCAGAATCGGGCATGGATCCAGGTGCGCGAAGTACCCGAACACATTCTCGAGCAATGCTGTCTTCAGCAGCTGGGTGCTCACCATTGTGGTGATCACGTGCACGCCAGGCTCGGTAACTGCAAGCATCGGCCCGCGCGCGATCTCGACCGTCGCTGTCGACCAGTTGCCAGATGTACTCCCGGCTTCCTTGGCCAGCTTCCGGTACCGGTCCGCCCACTCGGGCACACTGATACGGGGCGGCGGCGTCCATGCCTTGCGCACAGACGCGCGGAGCCAATCAACCTTCTCGCTCCGAGAAATTGGCCTCCGGCTCGCCGAGTTGGGCGATTTGCTTATGGACATGCGCTGTAAGGGCCTCAGTTACCCGATCGGCCTCAACGCCCAGGTCGGCAGCCAGGATCGGCCCGACCCGTGTCGGCCAGTTCAGCCATGCGTCACGCTGTGCCCGGAACTCCTCGAAGAGGATTGCAGTTGCGGTTTCAAGATCGACAAGCGAACCGGACTTCTGTTCGTACTCGAGCTGGCGAAGCAGCGCGAGGTAATTCTCTTTCCTCTGAAGGGCGGTCGCGTAATCGACCATATCGACATCGCCCGACTTGATCAGGCGATCAGCCGCGCCGGCCAGATCCTCGTCGTCGCCGACCTTCAGCGGCGCTTCGGTTCGCGCCGGCTCCGGAGTGCGAACAGGCTGCGAACTGTTCGCAGGGGTGTTCGCACCGGTGTTCGCAGTGTTCGCACCCTTCGCGTTGGCCTCGCGCCAGGCCGTTCCAACGAGAGAAGCGTCCAGCCCGTTCTCCCCGGAAAGCCGCAGCCTGCCTTGCTTTACAGCCCTCCGAACCAGCGTGTCCGAGCATCCTTCGCGGCGCGCAAACTCGCGGATGGAAATGGGGGTTGTCATACAAGTGCGAACAGGTGCGAACACCTTTCAAAGTTCATAGCTGGGGGAAAATCGGGGTGCGCAATTGCCCCCGCTGCATTAGGGAGGGGGAAGGACCCGCCGCATGCCTATCGCGTCACCTCTTGGCCGTAGCCACCGCCCGCGCCAGCGCTGCGCCGAGCTCACGCCTGAACGACGCGCCAACCACCTTGCGGGCCAGGTCTTGATACCCGAGCCGCTGCTTCGCCTCGTGCGCGTCCTGGAACTTGACCAGCAACTTCAGGCCAGCCTTCTTGCCGCGCGTCGCCTTGGACCGCTGCCACACACCGTCCACCTCACCAGCGCTGGTCTTGACCTTCCCGATGAAGACATTCTTCTTCGCGGCCAGTCGCTTCACCGTCGTGCGCGGCAGGTTGCCGTACTGGTTGACCTTCTGGCCAACCGGCTTGATCAGGGCGCGCGCGTTCAGCTTGTTCGGGCCACCAGCCTCATATGGAAGCAGATACGCCGCAGCGATGTCCTTGACATACACCATCGCCGTCAGGCTGCTCTTGTTGGCCAGCTTGACGCTTACAGAGTTCAGCGTGAAGGGCGTCGGCTTGTCCAAAACCTTCGCCATGTTCTCCCGCTCAGCTGCCTGCAGTTTCTTCGCCACGGCGTTGATCGCCTGTGCCGTGGCGAACGGCAGTTGCTTTACTGCCAGTGCGTCGAGCTGCTTGTTCAGCGCCTTTACGTCGAACCGCACTGAGATGTCGAGCATGCTACGGCCTCGGCCAGGCGGCAGGGATCACGTCAGACTCCGGCTCCGTCGCGTACAACGGGACATCCCCCATCGTGCGCGATGGCGAGCCTGGGGGGAATGCCGTCACGGACACGATCGCAAGCGCGCCACCAAGACCAAAACTTTCCTCTTCGATGCCTGTAACGATGGCAGCCACCGTGCGCCGGCCATTCAGCCAGAGCGACGAGCGCATCAGAACGGTCTCGCCAATGAGCGTTACGCCCGGTTCCCTGGCCGCCTCGGACGCCCCGGTCTTTGCGGTTTTCGCGGTTTTTGCCATATCGCTGATCGCCTCAAGAGGATTCGCGCCAGGCAAGAGCGAAGCGCCACAAACCCGCCAGCACCGAGATTGCGGAAATAAAAAAAGCCCGCTCGGCGCCGCCGGCAGGCACAAACCCAGGCGCAAGCCTGAGAGGAGACAACTGTGTCGCTGGCGTAACGTTAAGCGGGGAACCTAGGCTTAGCGTTACGCCAGCAGAACATTGGGGGAGGATGGCGCGGGCTCATCTCGCGCATGCCGGTGATCAGTCCGGCGAAGCTTGCTCCCTTCACCCTCAGCGAAACGGACAAGCCGTTGGCACGCTCGGTGCCCGATCACCCGGCCGCGCCGGCACTCTTCCGCTTCGCTGAGGAGGCTCCTGAAGGAGCCCGGTAACACTTAAACCGATGCGCACATGCGCCAACGTGGCATCACCACGGGGCGTCCACGTTTGGCTGCGCGCAAATGGAACGTCTCGCGGGCGTTCAGGCCTGCCATGGGCCGCGTATCGGCGAGCGCCAGATGCGCCGGCTTGCCGACGACGGAACGAGCCCAGTCGACGACTTTGGAAACGAAATACCGGATCGTGTCGGTCACGGCTTCCGCGACAGTGACAACGAACACTCGAAGCGCGGTGGTGACGCGAGACCAGGTGGTGATGGAGCTGTAAGTGATTACCATGGTTACCTTTCGGGGAAGACGAGGGACGGCTCGCATGGGGGAGCCAACCAGATGCCACCAGGCTTACGCCGGCGTGAAATCGATGTAGATCTCGGCGCCCAGCTTGAAATGCTTGGCTGCCTCATCGTTGATCGTCATCAGCTTGATCGAGCCGCCGGGGGTGGCTGCGTAGAAGCCCTCGTTCTCTTTCGAGCCTGACGTCACCGGCTGCATCTCCACTTCGTGGATATGCCCCTTGGCTTTGTCCCAGTGCTCGACTTGGGCGAGGCGGGTCACTTTGAATTTCGCGCGAACGGTCATGGTTGTTCCTTGGCGTGCCAGGCTGGGCGGACACCGCGCGCGAGCCCACACCCCACAGCAGGAAGCAGTAGGTCGGCAGGAACATGGCGGGCTCCAATGCAAAAAGCCCGCTGGCTTTCACCTAGCGGGCTTACTTTGGGCGCACCTCGCGCCCCACGTCGTCAATATATCAAAGAGATTTTTGTTTTACAAGCTTGGTTTTTCTGACACTTCGTCGCCAAACTTGCTGGCAACGAAGGCGCGCATGGCGGCAACCAGTGGCGTCGAGCCCTCCATGCCGTCGAGGCCACCAACATCAACGACCCCCAGTTCAACGTCGTAGTATCCGTGATCTGCAACGGCTGGGTGAGCAGCCTTGTATCCTGAGTCGCATGCCCAAAGTGCAATTCGCTCGCGCGCGATGATTGGGCCGCCCGTGTCCCAGTTTTCCGACGGCGCCCAGCTAGCCAGAGGCGACCGTCCTTCGATTTCGCCGCCGACACCATATTGCTCCACGATTGCGTCGTCCGGCCCAGTGGATTGGAGGGTCAGATTCCCCTCCGCTCGTGCTACCCAATAGTCCAGCAGCGCCCCTTCCAGTTCAGATACCTTCATCGCCTCTCCCCGTCCGGCCGCGCCATGTCATCCCGAAATGCGAAATCAAGCCCGCACTGGCCCCAATCCTCGCCCTCGTGGTTCTTGCATCCCTTGTTTGAACAGTAGCCCCAATAGTCCGTGCCCCACGGTTCCACGCTCATCTCATCGTTGCAGCAGACGTGGATGATCGGCCAGCCGCAGGCTTTGCAATACAGGTTTGGCGCAAGCCTGGCTGTGTTATGCGGCTTCGCTTTCACTTCGCTCATACCCATCTCCTCTCACCATTGGCGACGCAATACACTGCTATCGAGGCACATCAATCCCGATACTCAATCTCGAAGTCATCGACCTCAATCGCATCACCACACTTCAACTCGGGTATCCCAGCGTCTGGGTATGCGCGCTGGAGAAACAGGCTCAGATTGCAGTCACAGCCATAATTTCCATCGAAGAACATATATTCTGCGCCGTAGGCTTCGTATCCGTACCCGAAGTCGTACTCGTAAGGGTAACGCTGGCCATCATAGACGAGCGTCATCTTTGCGATGGTCCGCTTCATCGCCAATGGGCCATCGCTCTCACTAAAGCACACGATCTGGCCGGCAGCTTTGGCAAAGAGCGACACTTCAGCCTTGAAGATTGCCCGATCTTCCGGCGTCGCGAACCAGTAGTTGCGCTCAGGGCCAAACTTCGCCGTCGCCAGACCATCATTATTGATCTCGCCCCAAAAAAACAGGTGGTACTCGCCAGCTTTCATCATTTCCGTCACGGCGCGACTCCGACATCCCACTCATTGGTCTCTGGCCCATCCTCCCCAACCTTGGCCTCTGCGACCCACGCATCATATCCCTCCCCGAGAAGCGCCCGACACATCTGGTCGATGACCCAAGTCTTGTGGTGTTCGCCGTCTATCCCTCCATACCTGAAGGCCATGTCAAGCGCCGCGTCGCCGCGCGCCTCGGCCCGCTCCAGCCGCTCGATGAGCTCGATCACGACGACCGGGTTGGCGGCAGCGATGTAGCGTGCGTGCTCGAAGTCACGCCCTTGCGCCAACTGATCCTCACCGCCATCGACATCCCGGACGATGGTTCCGTATGCCTCCCACCGTCCCGGCGTCACCGCCAGCGCCGCCACCTTGATCTGTTCTAGGTTCAGTTCCATCTCCGTCCTCTCAGTCTTGGTAACGAGGATACGTCTTTGCCAGCGGGCTGAGGTCGGATTCGTCGGGAGCAGCTGGCAGCGGCATCCAGTGCGATGGCATTTGCTCTTCCCAGGCAGGCTCTTCTCCATCGCTTCCGTCGTAGAAGCAATCTACGTAAGTATGCCCTTCCCGGAAGCACAGCGTGAAGACGCAGTCACCCTCGGGAAGCCGCTCAGTCACCGGAATCCACCCCTCCGGCTCGGCCTGGGCCTGGCGCGGGCGGCTTGCCATGCGATCTGCATGTGATAGTGCGCACTCGTTTTCCGTTGATGGCAGGCTCTCGCGGAGAGCCTTCAGCCATGCATTGCGACCTTCGGTGCGCTCGATTTCCTCTCGATGCATTTGCTCGGAGCGCTCCGCCAGCCTGCTATTGGAATCAATCTGTGCCGCTCTCCAGTCGCATCCCGTCTGCTTGGCCGGGTCTTGCCAGCAGGAAGCATCACAGTCGGACCGGATGGAGGATTCAAGCTGCTCCAGCATGAATGCCTTGAATCCTTCATGGTCAGGTGTTGGCGGCAGCCATTCGCGCACCTGCTCGAGCATGGCTTCGTATTTGGCCTGCAAATCCACCGATTCCTGACGATACCCTGCATACCGCGCGCACATTGCCTGGTGATCGGCTTCGGCCTCACACTCGGCCTCAGCATCTGAAAGGCCTCGCAAGCGCTGAACTTCCGCGCGGGCCGCCTCCGCCTTCTTGGTATAGAAATCAGACGGCTCGAAGCGTTCCGGGATAGGCGAGTCGATAGGTTCGTCCCGCATCATGATCAGCGCGCCCATTGCGCGTGCGCAGGTCATGACAAAGACATTGAAAGGGATGCCCTTGGAAATGGCTGCTGTGTAGCCCGTCGGCATTATTTCGGCTCCTTGATGGTCTCGGCTGCCAGTGGCGTGGCGCTCATGGCGGCCAGCGTGGATTTCATGCGCTCGACTTCCGCTGGGTTCTCGTCGCGCCATTGCTGCCAGCTCGCGTGCTCCAGCTTCCATACAATCCAATCCGGGTGGTCTGGCTTGGCGATGAATGGACTATGACCATCCATGCATTGCGCACACCGTATAGGCCCCTTCGCAACATAAAGGTGGTTGGCGCAGAAGTAGAGCCCGCAGCCGCTTTCCCCGCCGTATGGCTCGCCGCCGCAGATATGCGCCAAGCCCCGGTCGATCTTCTTGTTGCAGTCGGGGTGGTCGCAGATGGCAGGCACGCCGTAGCCAATGTCCCGGCTCCAGTTACTGTCATATCCGAGGCTCCAGCCCATCACGCACCCTCCTTGCTGGCGCTCATGGCGGCGCGGTCCAAGCGCTCGATCTCTGCCAAGATCAGGGCGCCGGAGCGGACCAGGTTGCTGCGGTAGTCCTTCGGCTTCCACCACTCGGCGGCCCACGGCCAGTTCGGAGGTGGATTGCCAGGTGTTGGGTAATGGTGGCGGCCCTGCGTGGCATAGCAGCCTGCAGCGCTAGACATATCACCGTGGATGTACTTGTCGTCATGCTCCGGCGTCCAGCCTTCGGATTCGACCTGGCGACGGCGCTCGGCCAGCACGTCTCGTGCGGCTGCGGTCGCCTCTCCCACCTGGTCTGCAGGCGATGCGGCGAGACTGGCCCTATCCCTCCAGCCACACATATAGGCGTTTCGCTCTCCGGTTTGGATGGCCCACGGGCATTTCTCGCGCATGGCTTCCATCTGGTGAATCTCACCATCCGCCAGCGCGGCAGGCGATGCGCCAGAAAGGCCCAGCCTCGCCTCACGCGCCTTGCGACGGGCTGCGGACTCCTCTACCTGCCTTCCGGCGGCGGCTAAAGCCTCCATGCGAGGATCAGCAGGCGATGCGCCCGGCGCGTCGCACTTGTCAGCGTCATAGTCCAAGATGCATGGCTTATCCTTCAACTCACCCAGCAGGTATCGAGCGCGGTCGGCCTCATAGCGAACCCGGTCGGGATACTCGGAACGGTCAAGTGTGATCCCATCCCACGCATCGCCGTTGTGCAGGATCGCTGTCCAGTTGCGATTGCCGTTGCTCTCAGGCATCGAGCCATACCAGACCGCCAGTTTTGGCTCAGGCGATGCGTTCGGCGCGACATTCACGCACGAATCGCCATGCGCAGCATGTCCGCACTTGAAACACTTCTCGGCGCTGGCGCTCGGGGCGGCTTGGGCGAGGATGGCGCGGATGCGTTCGATGTTGCCCCTGTTTTCGTTCGCCCTGGCCCGCATGCGGTCGCGCACGACTTCATCGGGCTCGTCTGCAAGCATGTTGTCCCATGCTGCGGCGCTGGCTTCGAGCATGTCGATAATCTGCTGCGTCAGCCCCTTCGCTACGGGAGCGGCTGGCGGCGGAGTCCATCCCATCGCAATCAGGCCGTCACGAACTTTCCCCTCAACATTGGCGGGAGACAGGTCATAGGCCACCGTGACGCGGCTAGTATCCGCCGCCTCGTCTTGCGGTTGCTGCGCCATGGCTCTTCGTTGCCATGCGCATGCTTTCTGCCAGGTATCCCAATGGATGGGATCCGCGCGCCAAGTGAGTTCAGTTTCAAACGCCTCGCGCTCTACCTGCTTCTCGTTCTTCTCGGTCAAGCTGCCTCCTGTGTTCGAATCAGGCCGCGCTTCCGTAACATCGGCAGGAGAGCGGCCTTAGCCTCCTGGTAGTACTCGTGATCCTTGCCGTCTAACCGTGCCGACCGGAACACCTCGGCCTTACAGGCCTTGTTCTTCATGCTCACCTGGATGGCCGCCCGGTGGCGCCAGTCCGCCAGCTCGCTCACGCACACATCTACCTGCTCGGACTGACGCTTGATGGCGGCGCGCTCCTCGAGCTCACGACGCTCGTCCTGGCTGAGCCACTGTTTCGAGATCTGGAAATCCCGGCAGGCCGGATCCGCGCGCCCCGCTCCCAGCGCCGGGGCCCACGATGCCTGCCAGGCGTACCACGCGAGCAGCAGCTCCTCGATCTGTTGGCTCTCGTCTTGCGTCATCCCTATCCCCGTTCGAATAACTCGCACCTACGCCCGTATTCCCGCTTCTTGAACTTGCACTGCCTTGCCGGCTCCCCGGTGGCATCCACGAATGGCGACCGGTGTAGGCAGCCCCCACACGCCCTATCCGCCCGTAGTGCCTCCTCCTGACGCCGGATAGCAACCTCCTCCGGCGTCAGGTGGTACATGTAGCTCGGATGGATCAACGTCGCGCTCCCTGCTGCCAGCGCACCCACGGCAGGCGCACGCTGGCGTGAAACTTGGCCTCGGCCGCTGGTACGTGATCCAACTGGACCCGGGAGTCGATTCCGCACCGCTCCAGGATGTAGGCCTTGGCGTCGTCAGATGTCTCGCACGGCTTGCCGGTCCTGCTGGCCACCATCCGACGGAATTCCGGGTTGCCACACCACATGCCGGCCAGCCTGGCCAGCGCGCCGCCCTTCGCCCGTGCCGTCATGCCCGCACTCCCATGCCAAACAGAGCACGCACGACCGAATGCTGCTTCCGCACGCTACCGACACGCCGGGCCCGATTGAGGGTGTTACGATCGATCATGGCCTTGTAGGCGAGCGGATCATCCTCCTTCAGCCTGGCCCTGCGCGCGCGGCAGCGCTCCGTATTGGTCATGGCCGCAGGCTTTGGCTTGCTCTTGCCGGGGAACGGCAGCCAGAGGGGAATCGGCGAGCCGGCGCGCTTCTTCCAACCCATCACATGCGCCTCGCCGGCGGCTTCCTTGTTTCGCATCAGGCCATCGATGGTGTGACGGCTCGCCCCGGCAATCTGGGCCATCTCGTGTACCGTCCGCCCGCGGCGGTCCTGACAAACCCGGGTGAGCAGCAACCAGGTCGGGGAGGTTTCGCCCTGAAACGGCTTCGAGCCCAAACCCAGGTCCTTCCCCTTCCGGTAGACCGATTCGGCTGATCGATCAAGCTCGGCGCCGATGACCCGGAAAGATTTCCCGCTTGTCCAGAGTTCGCGGAGCTTGCCCTCATCTTCCACAGTCCAGCGCATCAGTCCTCTCCCATTGTGATGCTGGCTTCCGCCGCGGCGCGGGCTACGATTACTCGCCGCAGAGCCGGCGCGCCGTGCGCTTTCGATTCCATTCCGTACACAAACCCCGCCAGGCATAGACTGACCATCAGGCGGAAGGCCTCTCCGTCGTTGTTCAGCGGGTCATAGCGGCGCCAACTACCGCCAGGCTCCCGGACATGGATCACTTCCAAATCCCGGACGCGGTACCGGCGAACCTCAAACCCGGCGGCGCGGGCTGCCTGCTCCGTCAGGGCCAGATCCAGTTCGGAAGGCATGACCGGGCCTGTCATGCAGCGGATCGGCTGATACCACTTCTGCACAGCTGCTGAGAACTTGTGGTAGCGCTCGTCCGTGACGTACTTCATGTACGCAGCCGTTGTCGATTCCCATGCGTACACCTCCCCAGTGTTGGGCTGTGCGCTACGCAGGCGTGCAATCTCGTACTCCAGCTTGCGCGCATGGGAAACGAGTGCATGCGCGGTGCGCCAGTCCAAATTGCCCTCCACTGCCTGGCGCTCGAGCTTGTCCAGATCCAGCATCACCGCACCTCCTTGATCTGAATTCCCCGTACCGCCATCAGGTGCCGCTTTATGCGGTATCCCTCAGTTACCTTGCCCTTCACGTCTTCCACCGTTGCCCAGGTCTCACCCTTCTCCCGGTAGACGAAGTCCGCGATGTACCGCAGCGCCGGGCGCTTCCGGCCTTGAATCACCACCGCAGGCGCCAGCTCGAATGCCACTTGGCGCTGCAGGGATTCGATCTCGCCGGCCCGCTCGAGGGTGCGAAGCTCGAGGTATCGCTGCCACTCGCGTTTGCTGTCGAAGGTCATCCCTTCGTGTTCGATCCGCTGGTTGCCGTACTTTCCCGGGCTACCTTCCGGGCCGCGCGGACGTCGGAGTGAAGCTTTTCCGCTGCCGGCCGGCCCCGATGCTTCTCCACCTTGCGCAGGAAGTCCGCGATCTCCTGCCCCGGCCGCTCCGCCGGCCAGCGCACCTCGCACTCGTGCCGCCAGGCCTCGTCCGTTCGCATTCCGCCAGCCCCTCACGATTTCCCCCCCGCAATCACTTGACGACGATGTCCGGCAAAATCACCGATGGCTTGAACACCACCTTGTAGTGGAAGGTGCTGACGCCGGCCGGTTCCAACTGCTCGATGAAGTAGGTCACGTTGTCGGATAGGCCAAGGTAGTGCTTCTTGAACGTCGAGGGGCCCGTCTTGCAGGTGATGGACACCTTGCGGGCGTTGTCGGCATCGAGGGAGCACAGCCCTTCGATGCTGAGCATGTAGTCAGCCGTGATGCCGTTGTAGAACACGACGCGGCGGTTGATCTCGAAGTTGTCAGCGGCCTGCGAGAGATTGCGCGATGCGACCTGCGCATCGTTGCAAGCGGTCAATGTCAGAGCCGCGGTGAGTGTGACGAGTGCGAATTTGATGGACTTCACGATTCCTCCTGTTTGGGGGTCATGCCTTTTCCGCCGGGCGACGGCCCTTGTTGAGCTTGTGGCCGAACGCAATGGCATACGGGCCGATGATCGCGATCCACAGATGGCCGTCGGCGCAGACCATGCGGCGGATGCTGAAGATGTGGTAGGCCCGCATCCGCGTCTTGCGATGGCGGTCAAACCATGCAGCTCCGCCCATTTGGCCATGCCCCTTAGCAACCTTGACTTCGATGCTCATGACGCCTCCACCGGCGGGTGGCCGTAGAAGTACTGGTGCACGTCGGCGTAGATCGAGCTTTTGGTACGCAGCAGGTCGGCCAGCAGCGCCTGGCGCCACGGACCCTCACCTGCGTGCTTGAACACGCCGACCTTGTAGCGCTGGAAGTCCTCGCCCTGCTTGCGGGCTCGCCACACCTCGGCACCCTTCGCCTCGATGCCCGGGGCGGTTTCCCACCAGGTCGTGTCCGTGGCCGCGCCGCTCGCGCCCGCCGCCGGCGTCGACTGCTTCGGCGGCTCGTCGGTCCAGCGCTGGTCACGCAGCCAGGTCGCCGGGTAAGGGATGAACTTGCCGCCCTCCTCCTTCCACGAGTCCCAGCCGGTCTGCTTCGCCACCGCATCAAGCAGCACCGCCTGTAGGGCAGCATCGGGAGCCAGCTTCAGGTACGCCTTCTCGGCATCGCCTTTCGAGGCTTTCCGGGGATAGAGCGTCCAGAAGGCTTCGAAGGGTTTCGGGGCTTTTTCAGGCTTTTCGTGCGCGCCCTTTCCCGTTCCCTTCTGTTCCTCTTCTGTTCCTTCTGTTCCGTGTCCCGTTTTTGGATACCTTTCCGTCCGTTTTTGGGACTGTTTCAATCCGTTTTTGGTACCCTTTGCCGCCGTTTTCGGAACTGTTCCGTTTTTGGAACTGTTCCGTTTTTCCCCACCTTCGGCTTCTTCTGCGCTCTGACCGACGTTCATCTGGTAGACCACGATCTGTCCCGTACGGCCCGTGCGCTCGCCGTCATCGGTGATCAAACCCATCTCCTCGAGCTTCTGGATGGCCGCAATGACGGTCTTCCGGTCAAGCTCGGTCGCCTCAACGAGGTAGGCGATGGATGTGTAGCAGCGCAGCGCCGGCTCGGCCGCGCAGTTGGCCATCAGGGTCAGGACGTGCTTGGTGGATGAGCGCCCGACCTTCTGGCGAAGGGCCCAGGTAATAGCCTCGACGCTCATGCAACTGCTCCTACGCGCGCCGCCGGCACGCCATATTGCTTTTCCCGGTACGGCGCCCACCGGCCGTATCCCCAATCCCAGCGCACGCGCTTCTGCTCCTTGCTGAATCGCTTGCCCTGGTCGAGCTCGTAGTGACACCAGAAGCAGGCCGGGATCGTCATGCGGTCGTCAGCCTTCAGGCCCTTGCCCTTGCCGTCTTTGAGCTGGTTGGAGTGAGCCGGCACCACGGTGTCCGGGTTGTTCCGGCAGACGCCCGGAAAGCGCAGGTAGCACTGCTGCCCGTGACAGAGCATGTCCGGGTGCAGAAGCGGATTGACGCGGATGGCCTTGCCGTTCGCAATGACGACCACCAGCATCAGAAGAGGCTCCCTTGCGGATGCCGGCGCCGCACCGGGCGAATCGTCCGACCGGTGACGCTGCATGCTCGCGCCGGCCCGCGCTCGAGCTCGCCCAGGTCCTCGCGCAGCTCGTTCACGCGGCCGCTGACGATGTTCACCGGCAGGCCGGTCAGCTTCACCAGCTCCTGCAGCGAATAGTCGGCTGGGAACGGCTTCATCACGGCGAGGATCTCCTTCTGCCGCTTGGACAGGGTTCCATCCTGCTTTAGCTGGTGGTAGACGCGAATGCTCGTGTGCGCGACTGCGGTGTGCATGGGCGCTCCTATGCGTGATTGGCCTTCACCGGCCGGTATTGCTCGTCCTTGAAACCCGCATGCCACTCCAGGTGGGCATCGGTGCCCGGCGGCCAGTGCGGGTTGTCATCAGCCTTCAGCCCGCGGCGGAAGGCCTGGGCGCCTTGCTCGCGCAGCGCCGCGCGGGGCATCAGCTCGTGAATCACTGGCCCACCTCCGGTACCGCCAGGCTCAGGTTCTTCTCAGTCAGCAGGAATTGCCGGTGGCGGATTTCCGTGCCGTCGTCCTCGTAGACGAATTGGTAGGCGTTCTGGGAGTGCACAAAGCGCGCGAAGAAAGTGCGCCGGCCGCTGGGCATGCGGTAAGCACCGCCGGGTGTGAGGCGATCGCTCATAGCCACCTCAGCGCCGGGAGCCACACTCGCCGAAGCCCTCTCGCGCGCAGTGGCACGAGGCGCCCACCTGGCACAACGTGCTGATGGCGTCCAGATAGGGCTTCGTCACCAAGGCGAAGCCGCAGTTGCCCGTCAGCATGTCGATCTTGTTCAGGGGAATGCCCTGCGTATTGGCCAGGATGCGGCTCACATCGGAGCTATCCCATCCCATCAGGTCCATCAGCTCCTTCCGCCGCTCGGAAGAAAGCGCCATCCGGACAGCTTGTTCAAGCTTTGCCGGCGAAAGTGTGGTGGTCATGGTGCCTTGCTCAAAGTTACTCAGCGCCCCGCAATCCCGCCCCCACTCCGCTGCGTGCAGTTGGGTGGGGCGGCAAGTACGCTGTCGTTATCGAACCGCGGCTTAGTCGCGGACTTTGCGGGAATCCCCGCCTCACAAACTGCTAAATGCCCAGAACGACATGAGCACTAATTTCGCCAGATCAGCGCCCGGCCATGGTGGCCAGAAGAGGGACAAAAGCGGGACGGATGTGGGACGGAACTGGGCCGCCCTTTCTCCGCCATCTATTCGCTGTCATCTGCCCCTACTCCTGCCATCCGATCCAGCCGGGCTTTGTGTAACCTCACAAGGTGATTACGGCCATGCACATGGATCATCACCATGTCCCGCAGATACTCAGAAACGCTCATTCCCTCGCTCGATGCCAAGCGCAAGAACTCGTCCTTCGTTTCCTCGTCCACGACGGTCCGCATCTCAGCGGTCAACTTGCCCGACGTGCTACCCACGCGTACGTGCGTCATGCCATCCCCTATTTGCCTATCACCCACTGGTACAGCCCCTGATTTCGTTACCCCGTGGTTCCTCTGCCGATCTGTGCCGGCCCTTATTACGGGCTTCAGCCCTTGTTCTGTTCCGACGTTGCGACCGGAGGCTGCACGTCGTCGATGGCCTTAATCCTGTCAACCGCGCCCACCAACTCGGGCCAGACCCGCTCCAGCACCTCGTGACTGAACATTTCCTTCCGCGTAACGAGGCCACCCGTTGCATCTTCAATCGGTCGCCCGAAAGGGACTGGAACTGGACGCTCCCCAGTAGCCCATCGACTAACATCGGATGCATGGGCGCCGATGGCCTTGCTCAAAGCGACGAGCCGGCCACGCTTTCCGGAGAGGTAAGATTTGAGATCCATAGCTGCACTATAGCGATTCGCTAAACGAATGACAATAGCGAATCGCACATTTCCTTGTTTAGCGAATTGCTATGGAATGGCGCGCATGAAAACCATTGACGAGATACGCCGCCTCAACTTGCTTGAGGCCATCCGCCGGATGGAAACGGCCGCCGCTCTGGCCGAAAAGGCTGGCCTTTCATCGGCTTACCTCAGCCAAATCAAGAACCGTCAGCCGGACAGCAAGACCGGGAAGCCCAAACACATGGGCGACGATGCCGCCCGCAAGATTGAGGCGGCTCTTGGCGAAAAGCGTGGATGGATGGATGTGGACCACGCCTCCGCCCAGAACCTCGCGACTGTCAAGCCATCGCCTGGAACAGATCAGATTGAAGCAAAACTTAACGAGGGTTCTGAAACAGACACTTACAATGTTTCGCGGCTGCCAGACCCGCACATCCAGGTCGGCAGCTCATCTGCACGACGTATTTACGTTGTGGGTCGGGCCAACGGCGGCCTCCCTGAGAGAATTTGGACTGACGGCGGTTACCTGGTGGGCGCAACAGAAGAATTTGCAGTGCTGGCGACGGACGATCCGCATGCCTTCCTTACACCGGTCATCGGCACATCAATGGCGCCCGTCTACAACCCTGGCGACTTCGCCTTTGTGGAACCCGGGACAGAAGTCGAATTGGGTGATGACGTACTTGTCCGGCTCGGGACCGGCGAGACCATGCTCAAGCGACTCCAGTCCCTTCGCAATGGCGTACAACTTGGCTCCTATAGCGAGCCTGGCATCCTGTTCTTCAAGCCGGAAGAGATCACCTGGATGTACTACGTGGCTCATCCGGTAAGGCGCAAGAAGATCAAGACACGGTTCTAACAGGGAGGGCACATGAAGATCATCGGCATCACCGCCGTGGCGATTCTTATTGCCGGCTGTGCGTCGGCCTCCAAGACATATGGGCCGGATGGGCGCGAGGCGTATGCCCTGAACTGCTCTGGGCTAGCCAGAACCTGGGGCGCTTGCCTGGAGCGAGCCGGCGACATTTGCGGCGAGCGTGGCTACAACGTTATCTCCAGTAGCAGCGAGATCGGCAGCATCATGGCTGGCGGCGCGTCCACAACCAATGCCAGCTTTGCTGGGGGGAACCGCAATCAGCCGATCCATGGTGATCTCCTGTAAGGGCTAGCCCCCCCACCCAACCACTATGAGATGAGCCCACCCACTGCGGTGGGATTTTTGTTGCCCGCGCACTACACCGCAAGCGTAACGCTAAACAATATATTTAGCGAATCGCACGTTTTCTTGTTGCCTTTGTTTTAGCGTATCGCTATAGTCTATCCATCGGCGCACCACTGGGTGCAGCGCAAGATGGAGAGCGGCATGGAGATCATCGTTGGCATTGGCATCATGGGCTGGGCGCTTCTCGTCCTGCTCGCGCTGTCCTTGGGCGGGAAGGTCTGAGCCATGACGCCCGATCAAGCCGCCGTCCGCCAGGCCATTGCAGCCAACCAGCAGGCTGAGCTGCTCCGCGAGCTTCAGGCCGCCCACCAGATCATCCGTAACGTCCTCGGGCTCCTCTCCGTCAGCCAGAAGAACGTGCTCGCCGAGCGCAATGCGCGCGACGGTGTCGACGGTGAAGGCATCACCCGCGCTCACGAGCGCGAGGCTGTCATCCAGCGTGCTGGAGGTGTGGCATGACCTCACCGAGCAGCTGGGCATCCGTCGTGACCCCGACTTGCGTGTTCGTCGGGATAGCAGACCGCGAGGAGTTCGACCGTCTGGCGTTACCGGCTAAGGATCACCGTCAACAGATTAACGAGCTGGTGCCGCGCCGCAACGTGCTTACGAAGTCGTTGGAGGCGGAGGGCGTCATGGTCGTGTTTCAGCACTGGCTGACCGTCGACTCGCCGGACTACATACCTGAACTGGGAGGGCCCCGGGCATGAAGATCCTCCGCGACGTGCTCTTCTGGTTTGGGATCGCCCTCGGCGTGATCACCCTGTCAGGCCTCTATATCGCGCTCAACTTGGACGCGCCTATGTCCACCCCGATCTGGAGGCAATCGTGACCTTCCGCATCTTCATCAACCGTCAGTGCGTCTATACGGGCCGCTTCGCCAACTGGTGGGCCGCCCATGACGCTGCCATCAACCGTGCGCTGCTCTGCGGTGCCCGCAATGTCCAGGTGAAGCAGGCATGAGCATGGACGACTTCCGCGCCCGCACGCTGGCGAACAACCAAGCATTCGCCGCCGGCGCCAGCCGTGTCGGCAAGGCCCCTATTCCGGCCGGCCTTCCCTCGCCGATGGAAGTGGTTGCCGCCATCGATGGCGTTCTCGAGACTGGCAATTTCTACTCGCTGGCCGCGCAGGACGCTCTTGCCCGCCTGGTGATTGTCCGCGAGCAGTTCGCTGCCGCCCTCTCTCAACCCAACGGACAGTGACATGTTCTCAATCGCTGGAAACCATCTGAGCACCGCTTTGAAGGCCGCTGGCCAAGCAGCTGCGCCCAAGTCGGTACTCCCCGTTCTCACCCACATCCGCCTGCAGGCCGCAGCGGGCGCCGGCGCCGTGACCTTCACCGGCTCCGATGGACACATGAGCGTCATTGCAACGGTTCCGGCAGACGTCGAAGACGAGGCGGTGGACGTCTGCCTGCCGGTTGACAAGCTCAACGCAGCTGCCGGGATGGGGGCGCAGACCATTACTTTCACCGAGAAGGACGGCAAGACCATTGCCCGCGCAGGCAAGTGCAGGCTGACCATTCCGACTCTGCCAGGCAAGAGCTTCCCCGAACCCAAGATCGCCGGCGCGCAGATCGCCTCGTTCGACGCCCCGGGCCTGACCGCCTTGATCCCTACCGTTGCGTTTGCGATCGCCGGGCCCAAGCAGCACGACAAGCCATTCCTGCGCAGCCTCTGGCTGGAGTGCGACGGTGAGGCCATACACCTGGTCGGATGCGACGGCTTCATGCTGGCCGCAAACTGCCTGCCGATAGCTCCCCGCAACTTTGGGGAGAAGCTGTCCGAGTTCGGCATGACCATTACGGGCGACGCTGCGGAACTCCTCGCCAACGTCGGCGCCGAGCACTTCGAGATCTATGAAAGCCATGTAGTTGGCAGCCGCGATGGCGTGCGCGTCATCTGCAACAGGCAGGGGGCGAAGTACTTCGATTGGCGCCGGATGGTTCCACGGCCGGATCAATTCGTTACCTTCGCGCGCAACGACCTCCTCCAGATCTGCCCACTGCATCGCATCTTCGATGAGCAAGGCGCGATCCGGTTCGAGCAGGACGGAGGCGATTGCGCTATCAGCATTTCCAACGGCACCCAGTCTGTCGATGCCGAGATTGAGCTCAAGGCGCGTGCCGACGAGGCGCACCTTGAGGCTTCCTTCGATGGCCCGAACCTGCTTCGCCTCCTGGGGCAGGTCAAGACGGATGACGTCTCCCTTTCCTGGGCATCCAACAAAGACCGTTCGACCGGCGTCTGCCTTCTGCAGGACGGCAGCTGGCGCGGGATTCTCTCTCCCCTTCGCGGGTAACCGAGGACTTCACCATGAACATCGCAGAAATCAAGCGCCAAGCCTCCCGCGCCGCACGCCGCGGAGATGTCGCAGCACTCGACAAGCTGGAGATCGCCTACATGAAACAGGCTGTCCCGCTCACGGTCGAGGATCCGAAGTGCGACGGCGAACGCGCCGTCATCCTTGCTCAGCCGATTCGCCTGTTCCGCGGCGCCGGCCCGAACGGCGAGACGCGAGTCCAGTGGATGCGTGCAGACGGCGTGCTCGTCATGTCGGACATCGAGGGGCGCCTGCAGGATGCGCCTGACGACTTGCCGGTTCTTTTCCCCCTGGAAGAGGCGGCCTGATCAACCGGGGAAAGCGGCACGACAGCCCCAAGTCGAAAAACACCGCGGGAAGCCACGTCTCCGAGCCCGCCGCAAGTACCCGCCCCTACAACGCAGTGCCACCAACTCATTGAGAGGACAGTCATGAACGCAGTCACCGCAGTCGAAGCCATCGCAGTGCAAACCACCATCAGCCAGGCAGCCGCAGCTGCGCTCAAGGCAGGCGACGCCATTGGCGGCGGCTTCTATGCCGGCCAGATTCGCCAGGACGATGGCATCTATGTCCTGGTCGTCGCGCCGAAGGACGGCGGCGAGCACGAGGACACGCCCTGGCATGCCAACAGCAAGCAGCTGGACGACGCGCTCAGCTACTACGACGGGAATGCCAACACGATCGCGATGGCGCGAGCCGGTAGCGCTCTGGCACTGTGGGCTGTCGGACTGCAGCTCAATGGCTTCGACGACTGGTACCTGCCGGCACGCGATGAGCTGGAGATCGCCTACCGCTACCTGAAGCCGACCGCCGGCAACTACGTGGGCTACCGCCATGGCGAGAACATCAGCGCCGTGCCGGCCACGTACGCCTACACGGAGGACAGCCCGGCCCAGACCGCCGCCACAGCCTTTCAGGAAGGCGGTGCCGAGGCCTTCGAAGAGGCTTGGTACTGGTCGTCGACGCAGTACGCGGGCTTCTCGAGCCACGCGTGGGGTCAGCTCTTCGGTGATGGCTACCAGTACGACAACCGCAAGGACTTCGAGTTTCGCGCCCGCGCCGTCCGCAGATTGACCATTTGATCCTTTAGTCATTCAGCATGGCCATCCACACCAACCTCCCGATCTACAAGGTGGCGTACGACCTGCTCGACGCTGCTACGGAGCTTGCCAAGAACATGCCGCGCGATTTCAAGGCGTCGATCGGCGGGAAGCTCCGTGACGAGTGCATCGAGATCACCGTGCTGATCTTCCGCGCGAACACAGCGCGGGAGAAGGTGCCGCACCTGCTAGATCTGGTCGAGCGCCTGCAGGTTGCCGAGCTGCTGCTTCGCCTGTCCGTAGACAAGCGGCTCATCTCGAAGCCTCAGTACGCGAAGACGGTGGCGCTCACCAACAGCATCGGGAAGCAAGCCAATGGATGGCGCAGATCCGCATCGTCGCCTGTTGCCTGACGGTCAAGGCCGTCTCGCCCGTGCGATTTTTAATCTGGTCGTGCCGCTGGCTCACAAGGCCACCGCCATGCGCACCACGGATACCGCTGGGAGTCACCAGGCCAGGTCCGGCGCAGTTTCCCCGCTGATCGGCTTCGGGCCTTCGGCGAGGCGACGTGGATAGCACGAATCGACGCAGTACGCGGGCAACTCAAACAACGCGTGGAATCAGAACTTCAATGATGGCAACCAGAACAACAACCACAAGAACAACGAGTTTCGCGCCCGCGCCGTCCGCAGATCAAGCCGGTGCGGAACCTGCTTCTTTCGAAGACCTGGTGGTCGCGTATTTCGACTGCCGGAAAAACAAGCGCAACACCCACAACGCTCTCGCTTTCGAGCAGCAGCTCGAGCGCAACCTTTGTCAGCTGCACAGCGAGCTGCTCGACGGCAGCTACCAGCCCGGTCGCTCCATCTGCTTCGTGGTGACGCGCCCAAAGCCGCGCGAGGTCTGGGCGGCAGACTTCCGCGACCGGGTGGTGCATCACCTGCTGTACAACCGCATCTCCCCACGCTTCTATGCCTCGTTCATAGCGGATAGCTGCGCCTGTATCCCGGGCCGCGGCACGCTCTATGCCGCCCGCCGGCTTGAGGCCAAGGTACGCAGCGTCACCGAGAATTGGGTACGGCCGGCCTGGTACCTGAAGTGCGACCTCGCTAACTTTTTCGTCAGCATCGACAAGAACGTCTTGCGCGCCCAGCTCGCCGCCCGAGTCACCGAGCCTTGGTGGATGTGGCTGGCCGACCTTGTGCTGATGCATGACCCGCGGCCAGGCGTGCAAATGCAGTCCACGCCTGACCTACTGGCGCTCGTACCGCCCCACAAGAGTCTACTCAACCAACCGGCGCACCGCGGCCTGCCGATCGGCAATCTGAGCAGCCAGTTCTTCGCCAATGTCTACCTGGACACGCTGGATCAGCATGTGAAGCACCGGGTACGCGCACGGCACTACATCCGTTACGTGGATGACTTCGTGCTGCTGCACCAGTCGCCACAGTGGCTAAACGCCGCGCACGCCGAGATTGAAGCCTTCCTGCCGCGCCAGCTGGGCGCTCGTCTGAATCCGGCCAAGACCATTCTGCAACCGGTCACCCGCGGCGTCGATTTCGTTGGCCAGGTCGTCCGGCCGTGGGTGCGCACCACCCGCGCTCGCACGGTGAATGAGGGAGCCCGCCGGCTGCGCCAGATGGAAGCGGCTGACGTTCACGCGTCCGTAAATAGCTATCTGGGCCTCCTGCGGCAGGCTACCGGCAGTCATCACGACCAGGCGCGCCTGGCGAACATCGCGCGCCGGCGCGGCCACGCCATCAGCGGCGATTTGACCAAGGCTTACCGCGCTCCCCGCGGTCAAACCCAGCTGGAGACGTCATGAGCTGCCTGGTCGCACTGGCTGTCATGGCGATTGCCTTCCTCGGCGCCGTCGCCTTCGCGGTCTACACCAACTACCGCTGGATGAAGCGGATCGCAGAAAGAAAGGATTTGCATCATGGCAACCGCTGAACCTTCCATCATCGGCGCGGATATTCGCGCGCTGATCGCGAACGATGGCTACGCCATTACGTTTCAGACGATGGGCCAGTACCGCACGGCTCTCCTTCAGGCACTGGACTCCCTCCCCTCTGCTGCGCTGGCCGCTGCGGAGCCGGTCGCGTGGTGTATCTCCATGGAGACAGCTCGCGCATTGGCGGCTGAGCTGGTGCGCGGAGCCGAATCCATGGGCGATGACGAGTCCGAACTGATCCTCGAAGTCAGGCGCCCCGGCACCGTCTCGGATGACGACGGCACTACCAATGAGCGGAGCATTCTTGCTGTCTCGCTTGCCGAGTATCCGGAGGAAGGCGTCTATCCGATTGACCCGGCCGATCCGACTGGCGGACGCGTGGACGCCGCCCCTGCGCCTGCCGAGCCCTTCCAAGCGCGCGTGCAGCCGTGGATGCTGGAGTGCTTCGGCGCCGAGATAGCCGCCGATCAGCAGGAGCGGAACCACCGCTTTCTGGAGGAGGCGCTTGAACTGGTGCAGTCGTGCGGCGCGACCGCCAGCGAGGCGCACCAGCTTGTGGACTACGTCTATGGGCGCCCTGTCGGCGAAAAGCACCAGGAGGTCGGCGGCGTGATGGTTACGCTTGCAGCGCTATGCCTGGCACAGGGACTGGACATGCACGCTGCTGGCGAGACGGAGCTGGCCCGCATATGGACCAAGGTCGAGCAGATCCGCGCCAAGCAGGCAGCCAAGCCGAAGCACTCGCCCCTCCCCCAGCACGTGCCAGCCGCACCTCCTGCCGGCCAGGTAGACGGCGTACGCAAATTGCTGACCGCCGCATCCCATGCGCTCCGAAGCTACCAGTATGGCAATGCGGCACCGGATCTCGCTGAGTCCATTGCAGACCGTATCGACGTCGCCATGAGCGCCACGCCAACCACTGCGAAGGAGGCGGCATGAAACCCCTGAAGGCATACGAGGTGCATGACGGCGGCGACAACTGGGAAATCGTGTTCGCCACCAATAGCGCGACAGCGCGGCGTGAAGGCGGAAGCGAGATGGGCTGCGACTGGGATGGCGTCGAATACTGCCGCCGCCGGCCGGCACTCGACCAATTCGCCCCCGGGCCAGTTCCGCCGCTCGCGCTCATCGAGCAGGGATGGCACTTTGAGTGCTTCCACTGCGGATGCCGCGTCGACGAGGAAATGGAAGAGATCGAGGCCGATCCTGACTTCGATACCTGGTCCGACCCCGAACCGGTACAGAAGGGGCAATTCGTCTATTGCAGCCAGTCTTGCGCCTCGATGGATGCCGCTCGACGGCGCGGCCGGAAAGCCGCGGAGGCGGCGCTGATTGATCTCGTCGAAACCAAGTATCCGGGATCAACGGCGACCCATGCCCACGTCTACGGCGATCGCCTAGAGTCAGAACATGGCCATTGCTCGGCGACGTTCACGTTTCCCGGAGGGAAATTCGCGGCCACCTACAAGTTCGGCGATGGCGCTTGGGTGTCGCAATGCGATGCGGATGCCTTCCGAGCTCTGTACCGCAAGGAGGGCGCGTGATGAAAAAGACCGCCATCATTTCCGAGTGCGGCGCCTACCGGTACCGGCTCGGCCGGCGCTGGGCGGACGGACCCAGCATGCTGTTCATCATGCTCAATCCGAGCACGGCTGACGCCGATCTCGATGACCCGACCATCCGAAAGTGCATCGGCTTCGCCTCGCGCGCTGGCTGCGGCGCGATTGAGGTAGTGAACCTCTATGCCTATCGCGCGACGGACCCGAAGGCACTGAAGGCCGCAGGCTGGCCTGTGGGGCCCAATAACCATGAGCACATGGCGCACGCAATCACGGATGTCATGCACGCAGGAGGCATCGTCGTGGCCGCCTGGGGCGCAAATGCTCGTGGCCGACCAGAGGCATCGGAGATGCTCGCGAAGATGGCCCGTACCGGCATCGCTGCACACGCGCTGCGGATCCTGCCAGACGGCACGCCCGCCCATCCTTTGATGCTGCCATACAGCTGCAGCCTGGCGCGCATCGACACGGCAGCCGAGGTGGAATGATGCGGCATATATGGCAACCATACGAGGTTGAGGCTGTGCGCCAGCTTTATCCCGGGTCGAAGACGAGCGACTTGGCGAAGGCGCTTGGCACGTCTACCACCGCAATCTATCGGCTCGCGGACAAGCTTGGCCTGCGCAAGACCGCCGAGTATCTGGCGACGCCGGATGCGGGGCGCCTCGATGGTAGCCGTGACAATGGCAATCGCTTTCGTCCTGGGCACGCCAGTTGGAACAAAGGGATCAAGGGCAGCGCCGGCCATCACCCGAACACCGTGCGCGCGCACTTCAAGAAAGGGGAACGCCGCGGCGCGGCCAACACAAACTATGTGCCGATCGGCAGCGAGCGCATCACAAAGGATGGGTATCTGGAGCGCAAGGTAACCGACGACCCGAACTTGGTCCCCGCCCGGCGCTGGGTTGGCGTCCACCGCTTGGTCTGGGAGGCCGCTCACGGGCCTATCCCGCCGGGGCATGCCGTGGCATTCCTGCCTGGCCGGTACACCACTGATGCCGCGCTGATCACCGTAGACGCGCTCGAGCTGGTTACGCGCGGCGAGCTCGCGCGTCGGAACCATCCCCGCAACCGGTCCCCTGAGCTGGCGAAGCTGGTCCAACTCAAGGGCGCCATCACCCGCCAAGTCAATCGCATCGCCCGCGAGGCGAAGGAGCAGCAGTCATGAGCAATAACATCACCACCGTCCGCCAGCACCTCCTGGATACCCTTGCTGATCTGCGCAATCGCGAGCAGCCGATGGAGGTCGAGCGGGCTCGGGCTGTCGCCGACGTTGCCCGAGTCCTGGTGGACAGCGCGAAGGTAGAGGTCGACTACCTCAAGGTCACGAACCAAGGCAGCTCGGATTTTCTGACCGGCGAGCAGGCGGAAGCAGGCACCGCAACCAGCGGCCTGCCGCCAGGCATCACCGGCATCAGGCGTCATACCCTCCGGTGAGTACCCACCCCATAGCTATCCCAGCGGTACAGCCTCTGGGCTGTATCCACGAATTACAACGTATCACCTGTAAATGCAGCAGAACGCAGAACGTATCATCGAACTCACCCGCCGTGCGTGGCGGATTGGAGGGAAAAGTGAGTGATTTCCTCTCGGCGGCCGAGCTGGCCGAGTTGGTCGGCTGCAAGGCCAACCAGCGACATGAAATGGCGAAATGGCTGGACCGCCATCGCTGGCGCTACGTCATGGACAAGAACGGCCTGCCAAAGGTGGCCAGGGCCTACTACAACCGCAAACTGGGGATCGAGGAATCGAAGACCCCGGCAAAGTATGACAGCACGCCGAACCTCCAAGCCTTCGCGTAAGGAGCGAACCGGCGTCGATTGGCTGTACAAGTACATCGGCGCCCGGAAAGTTTCGTACTACTACCAATACCCCGATGGCAAGAGCGAGACCCTTGCCACCGCGCCGCTTGGCGATCGCAAAGCCATAGCCGAGGCGGAGCAGACGGCCAAACGGAAAGCGCTGGACATTCAAGCTGGTCAGATTGTCGCCGGCTCCGTCGCCGACATGATCGACCGCTTCAAGAAGGATGTCGACGCTACGCACTTCCGGGATCAGTCCAAGGAAGGAAAGTCCGTGCGCGCAGGCATGTACGCGAATCTGACTCTGTTCTTTGGCAAGATGGCGCCGGCCGGCCTTCGGGCCGTCCATGGATACCAGTTTCTGGAGGCCCGGGAGAAAGCTGGCGCGCCGATCAAGGCCAACAAAGAGCTGTCCCTGATGTCGACAATCTGCAATTACGCGATTCGCTGGGCCCTGATCGAGGCAAACCCGTTCGTCGGACTGATGCTGAACAAGGCCGACAAAGACGTGCGGACTGTCTCGCGCAGCCAGGTTGTCCGCTTTTACCTGTGGGCTGTTCGGCAGGGCCAGGCGTTCCGCACCATGGGATGCGCCGCCATGTTCACGTATCTGACCGGCTTCCGTGCCGCGGAGGTCAGACCGTACCGACTTTCGGGGCTGACGGACGACGGCGTTCGAGTTATCGGGGCGAAGCGCAAGAAGGGTGAGGCTGAGGTCGTCAAGGTTCGCGACTGGTCGCCGCGGCTGCGGGCTGTCGTCGAGCGCGCCAAGCGAACCGCTGCAGAGACGTCGACGAAGCGCGTCGTGATAAAGAGCCTATTCCTGTTCCCGAATCGGAAGGGCCAGCCATACAGCAAGAGCGGATGGGGATCGGTCTGGCAGGATGCGATGTGGGAGTGGATCGCCTCCTTCGACCCGGAGGCGGCGCGGGCGCTCCAGACAGCAAAACAGCATGCTGCCAACCGGCGGCGCGAGAAATGGGCCGCCGACGGCGACGCTGCGCCCAAGTATTCGATCACCGACCACCCCGCCTACTTCTCTGCCATGGACATTCGGCCAGCGGCAATCACGACGAAACTGGAGCAGCGGGCGGCTGACGCCTATGACTTTGCGGCCCACGCAAACCCGGCCACGACACATCGTCACTACGACCGGAGAAAGGTGAAACGGGCCGCTGCGACGGAGTAGAAAACGAAAACGGCGCCGTGGGCGCCGTTGGAAGATTTCCGATTTCGTTGGAATGTTCGCATCAAGAACTAAGGCGCAGAGCCTAAACCATTGATACAAAAAAGAATTTTGGGGTGGCTGATGGGACTCGAACCCACGACGACAGGAATCACAATCCTGGACTCTACCAACTGAGCTACAGCCACCGTAGAGGTCATCAGCAGATCGCTGATCGACGAAAAACAAGATTATACAAAGATCTTTCCCGTATGGCTAGTATCCCGCACAATTTTTTTGAGGATCGCCTCAACTTCGCGGTCCGGGGCTTCATGGCTTGGCAGATCCCCACTTTGCCTCGAGCAGCACGGCTTCCCTGATGGCAACGATGACGTCTGCCTCGCTCTCGAACTGGCCGAGCAGCCGCCGGGACTTTCCGTTCAGTACATCCTCTTGCAGCGCCCTGCCCGCCTCGGCCGATGTGCCGCGGTGCCAGCAATAACGGGCGGTCCACTTGCCGTCCTGCAGGCGTTCCGCCACCCATATCAATCGAAAGTCTTCAAAGACAACGCCGAACGGCTCTTCCTCATCCACGCCCGACACCCTCAGGATGCGCTTGAAATCTGCCAGCAAACGGCTACTGGCCGCCGCCACGTGGAAGGCATCGTATCACGGCGCCTGGCGCCGCAGGCACGGCGGTACGCGCAGCACGCAACCGGGGTATCACGCAAATATGCTGTGAACAGCCCCTACCTACGCAGGGTTCTGGCTGCAACCGCCATTGCGCGATACTTCTTTGCGAGGGAATTGACCCCCCTCGACCTTCCCAACAGGCGACACACGCAAGGCGTCGCCTGCTCTTTTTTGTCCTCATGCCGCACCAGCGAACGGAACCTGATTCCGAGAGCGTTGCCAAACCTGACGTTGAAGCAGGGGACTGGAGCAAAGGGAATGGGTGATCATCTGAATCGTCTGGCGGTCGCAATAGCGTTGGCGGCAAGCCTGACGGGATGCGCGGCTGGTGGCGTGGATGGCGGGCAATCCAGCATCACGACGTACGGCACGCTGGATGTAGGCATCAGCCGTACGACCAGCAAGTAGTTAGTGCAGGGGGGGGAAATCGCAAGGAACTCTTTCGTCACCAT